TGCGCCTCGTCGATGAGGTCGTTCGATTGGTCGCGTAGGTCGTAGGATGCTACTACAGCCTCGTGAATGCTCCGCTTGATTTAAGGGGGGTAAAACGAAGTGTCACATCACGACAGAGTTGAAAACGCACTGTAAATCGCTGTGTGTACGCGCGTTCGGTCGCTTCGCTCGATGATGGTCACACAAAACGAAGCGTTACATTTGTGTTACTTTGGTGTTACTTTATGGGCGTTCGGACGACGTTAGACGGCGCTTGATGTTACATAGGGAGATAGATAGCTCGGGAAGGGGCTAAATAACGCGTCAGACGGGCGCAAACGCTGATAATAGGCGGGTATAGCATGCATATAGTGCTGTGCCCGCCTATGCTGTATTATGGCCATTGTCACCACCCTATCTGGGCGTGTGTCTCGGCTCTGTTTTTGTCTGGTTTTGGTGCTTGGGAATTCACTTGGACGTTGCTCAAGGGAATTCAAGTGGGTAGAGTTTGGGAATTCACTTGGGAATTCAAAACGGCTCTAAAATGGGCGTGAGTTTATGGGGGTAATACAAGATTGCCCCCCTTTTTTGCGCCTTTTTTGCGTGAGTTAAGGGGGGTATGATATATAGAATTATGGGTATTCTGCTGATTTTGAGCGCGTAATGCTATTGGGGTGGGGTGTTTAGTCTTTTGACGAGTTCAAAAAGCTGTTCATCTCGTTTCAATACGAGCCCCCGCAAGTAAGCGACTTCCGATTTTAGCAGCTGTATCACCTCTGATGGGTGTGGGTCACCACTAGTCTCTTCCCTTTCTATGTCTGCGAGGGCTGCGCGCTCCTCTGCGTTTTCGGCTATACTTCTCTCTGGAGTGATTGGAGCGCCTGTTCCACGGAGGATAAAATCAGCATTTACGTCAGGATATATGGCTAATAATCTAACCAGCACCTCGGAGGAGACTGCGGATTTTATGTTCTCCCCCTTGTAGTTTCCGTATGTTTGCCCGATCGACTCGCAAAAATCTGCAAGCCTAATACCTTTTATCTTAGCCACATACAGTATTCTCTCCTTTACGAAGGCTAATTTACTTTCCAAAACTCTTGTATGGTTAGAATTTTATCCTTTACTTTGCATTGTTGTAAGACGATTACACCGCTGTAAAGATAAACGAAATGAAATAGACGAACTGACATGATTACGACGAAAAAAAGATCTGAAATCCTTGAGGCGCTGCTCTTAGCGCTGTACGAAGGAAAGAGCGTGACGGTCTGCACTGATGAGCCAGGCTTCGGCATCCGCCACATCGACGACTGCGACCCTATCCATGAAGTAGCCTTCCTCGCAGAAGGCCTCGAACTCGAGGCGGAAGATGAGCCCCTGCCACATTGGGGTGATCAGCTCCCCGAAGGCGCAGAGATGTACAGCCTGCTCCGCCATGGAGAGGATGGCGAAGTCTACGTGTATCAGATAGCTATCGATTAGTAACCACAGGCATCCCCGAGGTTGGCGCCTCGGGGAGCCATAAAGACACAACTATATATAATATGGAAAGACAAATCCGACTTACCACCGAAGACCGCCGTGCTATCCAGAAGGAGACGGGGCTCACTGACGGCGCCCTTAGTCTCGCATTGACCTTCCGTCGGCATGGGGAGCAGTCCGAGCGCGCTCGCCAGCTCGCCCTTGAGCGTGGGGGGATGGTCTACTGCACCGCCCCTGAGTGTGAGACGATACACGATGCGGAGGGCAAGATGGTTCAAACGTTCACTAATGGCGCAGTCATTACCGTTGACAAAGCTTCCAGTGAAGCTACCCTTGAGTATGGTGGTAAGCTTGTCGCCACCTATCACAATGTCACACTGCAGATGCTCTCGCTTATACAGGCGACGGCGTCGGAGCTAAAATAATTGCCATGCTTCAGCACTACGGAAAAGCTACGGCCATCGATCTCTCCGACCTTATTGAGGATCGACGGACTATCGAAGATCAGTCCGAGTGCTTGGCACCCGTGATTAGCGCCTACAACTACCGCAATATGGTGAATCGAGGCCGTATAAAGGTCCTTCGGAAGGGAGGCGGTAAGGGCGGCAGCGTCCTTGTCGACTACGATAGCCTGCCATTGGATCTTCGCGACAAGGTAGACCAGCGCCTCGGTGGTGATGCCGTTCATGTGGCAACGCTCCGCAAGTGGTTCAGCGATCATTACCACCGCGATCGAGGTGCTATGGAATACTACCCGAAGCGTCTGAGAGAGCTAAACCTCTCGCTTCCGCTCGAGCGCATCGCTCAGCTGACGGAAGAATATACGGTGAATGCCTCTGTATTGATGGCTGTGAAGAACCTCCAGGCTGATATGCGCCTTCTCAAGCGCGTCATGGGAGGAAAGAAGACCATCAGATGGGAGCAGCTCGCCAGCGCTATCGGCTACTACCGTCAGGAGGTCGGTCATACGCTCCCTCAGAGCGCAGCGCGCTTCCGCAAAGCGATGCGTGAGTTTGAGCAGAAAGGCTACGAAAGCTTGATCAGTAAGAAGTTCGGCAACCAGCAGACCCGTAAGGTAGATCGCGACACGCTTTACCTCCTCCTTGCCCTCGACAACGACGATATGCGCCCCTATAACAGCACGGTGGCTGAGCGGTACAACCGCTTCGTGGAGGGCGAGCTGACGGTCTACAACCCTGAAACGGGTGAGCTGTACGACCCAACGCCTTACAAGCCACTCAGCGAGACGACCGTGGCGAACTACCTCTCTACCCCTGAAGCAAAGGCCCTGCGCGGGAAGGTCCACGACGACTATCAGACGTGGCGTGGGAAGAACCAGCCCTTTGTGCTGCGTAAGCGTCCGACGATGTCGCTCTCTAAGATCTCCCTCGACGACCGTGACCTTAAACTCAAGGTCAACTGGCGAGAGCAGGGAGTCAGTGAAGTGGTCAGCTTGAAGATCTACGTAGCGTACGACCTGGCGAGCCAGGCGATCATCGGGTACGCCTTCAGCGGTAAGAAGCGCCACGACATCTTCCTCGGGTGCTTGCAGTCAACCTTCCGCACGCTCCTCTCCCTGGGGCTTCCCTGCCCCTATGAGGCCGAAGTGGAGCAGCACCTGGTCTCCGACTTTAAGGATACGCTGATGCGCCCTGGGGTGCTCTTCCCTGAGCCCAACTTCCTCGCTCCTGGCAACTCGCAGGCGAAGGGCGCAGAACACATGAACCGCCTCTTTAAGTACCAGACGGAAAAGGAGTACATCCCTAACACGGGGCGTCACTATGCCCGCCTTGATGCCAACCAGACGAGTGAGGAGAAGAGCTTCGACGAGCACAACGACCGCTTCAAAGCTAAGGTATGGGCTTATGAGGACGCAGTCGCCTTCTACGAGGGGCTTATCTACGAGTACAACCACTCCCCTCACAGCAACACTGCCTACTGGGGTGGCCGCACCCGCTGGGAGGTCCTCCAGGAATCAGTGAACCCTCAGCTGGCAGAGATAGACGTCCACAAGCTGGCGACTCTCATCGGAGAGCACCGCTCAACGTCCGTCCGCCGTGGCCACATCAAAGCCAACTACCGCAGCTTCGCCCTATCCCCCGAGGGGATCAGTAAGCTGAAGGACCGCAACGGAAAGGTCGATGCTTACTGGTGGGAGCAGGAAGAGGGTGAGATGAACGAGGTCTACATCTACGAAGGTGGGCGCTTCATCGAGACCGCCTGCGAAATCCAGCGCATCAACGAAGCCAAGGCCGAGCAGACCGACGAAGACCGCCACCAGCTACACATGCAGCTGCAGCGAGTGAAAGCCTTCGACGCACATATCGCTGAGCGCCTTCCAAGCAAGGCGCGCCTCCTCAAGGAAGAGACGCACAAGACGCTCTCCGAGCTCAAGCCTGTCGAGGTAGTCACGATGAAGCGTGGCGACGATGGCGAGCTGCTCGACAGCGACTACCTGCAGAGCAGTCCTGAAGAGGCCCGCATGCGCGCTATGGCAGACTTATAACATCATACGAATACTAATCAAACGACACTCAAATGAAGAAGTATGACAACACGACCATCTACACGATGGATGAGCTTGTAGACCTCCTCGGAGGCGACAAGTACAACGAACTTAACCGCTACGATGAATTCGGGCTGGCGGTATGCTACCCCGACGTATGTGGGCTCCAGATTGTCTTCCGCGAAGACCGATTCTCCGAAAACGCACTAAATGCAGTACGCCATGCAACTAAGTAACGAACTCAAAGAACGCACGCTCACGGCGATCCTCGCCGACAGAGCGAACTACCCCAGCGACAGCAAGCATGCTACGGCTATCGGGATCTCCTCGAGTGTCTACTCTACGATCAAGAAGGGGAAGCTCGACAAACAGCTGAGCGACTCAGCGTGGCTCAGCCTTGCCCGCCGTCTCAACGTACCCCTGCGCGGGGAGATCGAGTGGAAGGTAGCGAAGACCGACACCTACTCATACATCACCAGCCAGCTGGAAGCCTGCCAGGAGCGTAGCCTCAGTGCCCTCTTGTGCGACATCCCTAATATAGGGAAGACCTTCAGCGCTCGCCACTACGCCCGCACGCACAAGCACGTCGTATATATCGACTGCTCGCAGACGAAGACGAAGGTCCGCCTGGTCCGCTCCATCGCTATCGGCTTTGGCTTGGATGCTAAGGGGCGATACGAAGAGGTCTATGCGGACCTGGTCTACTACCTCAAGGGGCTGCATCAGCCACTGATCATCCTCGATGAGGCTGGGGACTTGCAGTATGAAGCCTTCCTTGAACTCAAGGCGCTGTGGAATGCTACGGAGCGCGCCTGCGGGTGGTATATGATGGGGGCCGATGGGCTGAGAGCCAAAATCGAGCGAAGCATCGATTGCTGCAAGGTCGGCTATACGGAGCTCTTCAGTCGCTTCGGGGATGCCTATCGCAAGGTCACTCCGCAGGATGGTGAGGAGCGTAAGAGCTTCCTCCTGAAGCAGGCGGTAGAGGTCGCCAAGCTCAACGCCCCCGAGGGGGTAGACGCCGTCAGCCTCGCCCGAAAGTCGGGCGGACTTCGCAAGGTCTACACAGAGATAGAGAAGCTGAAACTACAAGCAGGGGCATAAGATGGCACGAGCATACTCCGCCAGCGAGGTGCTGGCAAAGAAAGTCCCTTCGATCCCCTTCGAGGGGCGCTGGAGGGAAGCCTTCGGCGAGCCTGGGAGGGCGGGGGTGTGGCTCATCTGGGGACAATCGGCAAACGGCAAGAGCTCCTTTGCGATGCAGCTCGCTCGAGAGCTCTGTAAGTACGGCAAGGTCGCCTACAACTCCCTTGAGGAGTCTATCGGGCTCTCCTTCCAGGAGAATATGGAGCGGTGCCAGATGGGCGATGTCGACGGGCGCTTCCTAATCCTTGACCGTGAGAGTATGGAGGACCTCAATATACGCCTGAAGAAGCAGCGCAGCCCTGACTTCATTATCATCGATAGCCTTCAATACACAGGCCTCAACTACAACGACTACAAGCGCCTTAAGGAGGCACACCCCAAGAAGCTATTCATCTTCATCTCACACGCCGACGGGGACAAGCCCTACGGCTCGACAGCTACCAAGGTGCAGTACGATGCTGATATGAAAATACTCGTGCAGGGCTACCGTGCAATCTGTAAGGGACGCTTCATCCCCGAGGCTGGTAAGCACTTTTCGGTATGGGCAGAGGCAGAAGTAAAGTACTGGGGCTTAGAAACAGAAACCGAATGCGAAATCAATACTAACTAAATCAATAAGAATTATGACCTATGTAATGGTTGGCGCCCTTGTTGGGCTAGTCACTCTACTCCTCACGAATCTACTATCCGTGCATCCGCGCAGTGAGGAGATCAAAAGGCTTCAAGCGGAGAAAGACGCTCTTAAGATAGATCTCTCACGAAGCTTGATGTTCTGCCAGCTATTGAAGTCGATGAACGAGCTGGACGACGAGACGCTGGATAAAAAGGAGGAGGAAATCAATAAGCTGCGTCAGCAAAATGAGGCACTCCATCAAGAGATCCAGGAGCAGTTGGATAATCAGACGGGAGAGGAGTAATGGCACGCACTAACTACGCTGCATTCTACGCTCTCTTGAAGAGCATGCCAGGCGCATCAAAGGAAGACCTCGTCCTGCAATGGACGAACGGGCGTACAGCCTCCCTTAAGGAGATGAGCGAGCGCGAGTATTCGCTGATGATCCGACAGCTCCGCCAGCAGGTAGAGAACCTCGAGGAGAAGAAGAAGGCACGCTCGGCGGTGCTAAAGCAATTCCAACTCTATGGCATCGACACCACCGACTGGGATGCTGTTGACCGCTTCTGTGCTAGCCCTCGCATCGCAGGGAAAGCATTCCGCTACCTCACCATAGCAGAGTTGAAGACACTCCGTGTGAAGATGCTCTCAATACGCAATAAGGCAGAGTTGAAGGGCTATGAGCAGCGCAGGGCGGCGTTAGGTGCCGAGATCACCAAAGGACAACTACCTAACTAATGACACATGGGACGAATCGACAAGGCTGCCAAGCGTCATCTTGAGCAGTCCTACCAGCAGGATATCGAGATGTACGAGCAGGAGCGTGAAGAGCTCCTCAAGCGAATACGAGCCGACACGGCGACACCAGCTGATCGACGCCGATACACCGCACTCGGCTGGAAGATCGAAGCGGTGCGACAGCGAATGGACAAGCGCTACCGCGATGGAGTAGCAGAACCAATTAAAATCATGCAATAAGATGGAACAACAAGAAAACAAGACGGTGGCTATCACCGAAGAGCAGCTGGCCGAGTACCAGCGTCTCAAAGAGCAAGAGCAAGCACGCGCAGAAGAGCAGCGTGCCAAGAATGAACGCGAGGACTTCCGCAAGCTCTGCGAGGAGACGGTCTCCGAGACATTCGGAGAGCTGAAGGCTGCGAATGAAGCTCTCAAGCGTGCGAAGATGCGTGTCCTCTCTGCCTTCAGCTCGCTTCTGGAGCTTAAAATCTCCCTCATCGGGGGGAAGGAGCAGGGGCAGCACACCTTCCGAAATGAGGAGGCTAATCAGCGCATCACGATCGGTAAGTACAAAAAGGTCTCCTATGACGCAACGGCAGACGCTGGTATCTCCCTAATCGAAGAGTCACTCGCGTCGATGGCTGATGGAGAGAAGTCGCAGAAGCTCGTACGCATCATCCTCGACCTCCTCTCGCGTGATGGTCGCGGTCAACTGCAGGCGGAGAATGTCATCCAGCTCGATAAGTATGTCGAAATGGTGGCAGACCCACGCTTTGCGCGAGGCGTGACCATCATTAAGGAAGCCTTCTTAGCCGAGTGGACTCGCGTCTTCATCCGCGCCGAGGAGAAGGACGAGAAGGGCAAGTGGGTCAACATCCCCCTATCGATGGTCGAAGTATGAAGTACTCTCTCACACAGAAGCTCTCCCATGAAGAATTGTGGGAGAGCTGGGAACCAACCCGTACCGAAGATGAAGACGGCTGCTCTCTGATCGCCTATACTTCAATGGGGCTGGCGAAGCTCCGAACGATGGGCGAAAAGCGAACGTGGATAATCGAGGTTGGCTGGTCGCTTCAGAAGTTCTCCGCATCCAGCGAAGAGAAAGCGATATATATAGCCGTAGAATCCTATCGCCGAACAGAGAAGAACATCGTAGAAGAGTACGTGCGTGGTCTTCAGGTCAAGCTCGGAGATGTTGATGAATCAGGCTGCGTGGTGACTCCAACCTCGGCCTGTTCTATTCGTCGATGTGGGGACGGTCCACTCTATGTACTCCTTGGTGGGGGGCGCGTATTCGATAGTAGCGAAGACTTCCGTGTATGGGAGCGTGTGGTCTCGGAGGATCTGTGCTATCACCTATTACACACTATGAATCTAACAGACGAAGAAATATGAATAAATGGTATTTGTGTACCGTCGCCTATGAGCGTCAGGGCGACGAGATGGGACTTAAAAAGGTCTCCGAAAGCTATCTGGTGGATGCTCTCTCCTTCACGGAGGCTGAGGAGCGTATCATCAAGGAGGTAACACCCTTCGTTTCGTGCGGGGTGCTCGAAGTGGTGAACATCCGCCCGATGAGATTGGCAGATATGCTGATCAGTAACAATGGTAGCAACTACTACCGCGGGAAGGTAGACTTGATTACGCTGGATGCGAGCTCGGGACATGAGCGTAAGACCTCCGTGGCAATGGTGGTCAGAGAGGACTCCTTGCTCTCAGCCGCGAAGCTTCTGGAGTCTCACCTCAGCGAGAGTCTCTCCTCGTATGAGATCGTTAGCATTGCAGACCTCGGCATCCTCGACGTGTATCAGTATGTCGCACCTAAAGAGACGAACGTATGATTATCGCTGTTGACTTCGACGGCACACTCTGTGAGAGTGCCTACCCCAGGATCGGAGATGTAATGCCAGGGGCGAAAAAGAGCCTCGAAGAGCTCCGCGTGAAGGGGCACTACATCATCATCTGGACTTGCCGAACAGGAGAGCTGCTTGTCAATGCGATCAACTGGCTACTCGAAGAGGGCATCCCTTTTGACCGAGTGAATGACCACGAGCCTGAGAATCTCGCGATCTATGGCGATGAAGGCAAAAAGGTCTACGCCAATGTCTACATCGACGACAAGAACCTCGGAGGCTTCCCTGGCTGGTACGAGACGATGCGACTTCTGAGATCGCACCCTGACTACTAAGCAGACCTACAACGATTGAGGGGGCGTGTGGCAACAGCTACACGCCCCCTCAAGTATTTGCTGTGAGAGGTATATTGGAGGTATCTTTGTGGTAGATAATCCCCACCACATCAGTAATATGCCCAAGGGTCGAAGTAAAGAGCTCATAGAGCAACGCAACCAAAAGCTGTACCAGAGGTATCGCTACCTGCTGGATGTTCGTCGTATGCGCTACTCTGCGGTATTCGAGATCCTGGAGCAGGAATTCTTTATTGCCGAGGGTACAATCTTACATATACTGCGCTCCATTATTAACGGCAAAGATACTCCTTCAGAGGCTCCGAAGAGGGAGTTTACGGGGTTTCGTGGGCCGAGGAAGAGAGCTGTATGCGAATCGACGGAGGATCTCCAGCCCACCCTATTTGAGGGGTGATAACCTCCGAGATACGGCAGGTGTACACCTCTTGGTAGACTTTGATGCCATGATTCCAAGTGTAGAATTTGCTCTCGACGCGTGTAAGCCCCGATGACTCTGTGGTCGGACGAAATCCCTCTAGTAGCCCGTGTAGCCTTTTACGCAAGTCCTCTCGCTCAATGATGCGTCCTTCAGTGCCACTCCCGCTGTGAGTGTCATCGTAGCAGTCAATGATGAGGCGTATTTTGAGGCGAGCTTCGCCCATCTGGCTCTTACCAGCTAGTTCACTCCAATCAACCTGCTCAAGGTCGATCAAGACGGCTGGATAAGTGATCGGGTACATCTCTCTCCCATCATCATCGATAACCTCCAGTTGACCGTAGTCCTCGTCAACCAAGCTGAGCTCTGGTAATCCCCCTGCTACATGCTGTATTATGGGTAAAATAATATACTCCATAGTTATTCTTTGAGTGCGTTGTCGCTAACCTTGTTAATACTCTTGATGATCTCTTCGTTGATTCGCTCGCGTAGCTCCTTACTCTCGCCGATGAATTGGCGCTTGGGCATACGCACCTTGATCATCAGCTTGTCGCGCGCACCTAATGCTATGCGCTTCCACTTCTCGGCTGCCTCTCCCCCCTTGTCTCCTCCTGCGTGGTAGTACTGTGCCCAGAAATACTTACGCATCTTTGGTGTGACCGTAGGATTGGATATGAGCATGCCGCCCTCATTGTGAATGCGGGCGTAAGCAACGGGGTTGTAAACCAGTACAGATGCCCTACTCGGCACAGCTTCGATACTGCTCATTAAGTGGTTGCGTGCAGAGGTAAGCGTACGGTACTGAGCTGAGGTGCTCGATCCCCCCTCTCGCTGGGCACGCTGCCATGGGCGTAAGCCTCCATCGACGAACCCCGACTGTCGGAAGTTAGCCTTATAGTGTTGCTTCGCCAGGACCGCAACCTTGCGAGGTAAGACTACATTGATCTCCTTCTCATACTCTGCGGTGAGGCGGGTAATGACCTTAACGAGTTTAGCCGATTGCATTGTAAAAATTAATGACTATCTTTGTTTTGGATCTAGCCGTTGAGTAATCAGCGACTGGAACCCCCCTAAGGGAAGCCTCATGGCTTCCCTTTTTTAGTTTCAAAGACATGTGCTTTGCCGTCTTGGATGATGACTATGATTCTCTCCTTTGAGCTTCTCTCGAGGTAATCATTGACATGGGCTGTGACGACTTTCATGTCATAATTGGACGGTATCTCGATAGCGAAGTGCGTAGCCTGCTCCTTTGCAGCAGAGATCTTATTGTGGAGCTTCCCCTTCTGCTGTTTAGCATCAAGTATTTCGGGTTTATCCTTCATCACCTTTGCATCAAATAGTCTACCACCAATCAAGTAGTCGGGGTTTTTCCTTTCAAAAACGCCAGGTGGATGAAGAATAGCTCTTCTGCTTTTTGCATCCTTGTCAGAGGGATCTACATATGGGAGTAGGTAAACCTTCTCACCTAGCACTTCTGTCAAGATCTTTGCTACACGTACATTTTCATCAAGCTCCGTCTTTCGATGATGCGGACTGACGTAGACCTTCCCCTCATATCCCTCAACCTCTATGTAGGTTTCAGATAGAGGAGGCTTGACAGAAGTCTCGTGTATCACCTTGTCTACATAAGGGCAATTATGGCAGTCCTTGACACGATTAGAGAGGTGCTTACGCACCCACCCCTTAATACCCTTAGAGGAGTAGAACGGGCACTTGGTGCAGCTCTCGGGATAATAAGGATGCTTATCGGTGATGAGCCCCTTATAGGCGGGGTTCCCTTCAAGTCCGCGCTGTGCCTGATGCTCTGGCTTTGCAGCCTCCTTGCGCTCTTGTGGATCGAGAAGCTGCACATCAGCATCGGTGGCGTCTAAAGAGCACTTACAGTTCCATCGATCACCTGGCCGATGCTCTTGCCAGAAGGGGTCATCCACGGGGAGGATGACGGGCTTCGACCAGAATACCTGATGGCTTGACTCGGGAGATACCGATGTGGTAGGCATCCACTGTAGGTTGGGGAAGATGTCCTTATTGGCCTCGAATTCGAGCCAGTCGGCCGCCTGATGAGCACGTATGACAGCGGTGTCGTACTCGGTGCGAAGCCACGAGCCTACCTGATGGCGAGCGATGGGTGCAACAGCCTTGCGCCACTCCTCGAAGGAGCGGAGCTTCCCGTCCTCCCCGATGAGTCGCTCTGCCATCTTTTTCCCCATTGCGTGGGTTTTGAATGCGGAGAACACCTCATTGGAGTGCCGTATGCTGCGCAAGAAGCTCTCTTCATGCGTAGGAGGGGTCTTGCTATCCGACAGCCCAGAAATAGTCCCTGAATTCATCACGCGCAGCACCTCCCTCCATGCTGTTGGCTCGATGTCGTTAGACACATCAAATCCATCGTATATCTTTCGGAGGAAGCCCTCCATCACCTCGGGGGAGAATACCGCCTCGGGAGGTGTGGAGTTGCTTATCGGCGAGCATGAGGCGCAGGGACAACCATAGTAAAGAGCGTTTATTAGAAGTCGCTGTCCGCCCCGAGGGGATTTTCCCCTGGGGCTAATCTGAAAAAACGAGCAAGGCTGTCTTTGATGGACTTTTTCCCCTTTGCGTCCTCCCTCGAAGGTTCTTCTGAGGACGTTTTGTCTCCCTTCGAAGGCTCTTCAAGCGCTTCGGCAATCGCCCTGCGATGTTCTTCCTTAATAGCCATCTGCTCTTCGTAGTCATCGGGCTTCTTGATGCCCATAGTTTCGTACATCTCGTCAGGGTCAAGAGGTAATCCGAGCTGTTGAGCCTTGAGGTAGAGGTCTGCGCGTTGCGATGGATCGTGCCGCTCTCGCTTGGCGTAGACGAACTCTCCCCCCGAAACGTTAAAACCGAGGTTTTCGAAGATCGGCAGGAGGTAGTAGTTGAGCACGTCGAGGATTGCGAAGCAGTCATCCTCGTTAACCTCCTCCTCAACCTCCTTGTGTACGGTGCCAAGAGCCTGTGTTCCTGTGCTACTGGCGTCTGTAGTCAGCGTATTTCCGAGTACACGGATAGAGATGGCGCGGTCCCAATAGTCTGTAAAGCTCTTGTAAAGCTCAGATGACCCCGATTTGTTGCCAGCCTCGATAATCTCCATGTTGCTTTCCTTCGGCATGATGTAGACAGCGCCGACCCCCTGTCCCATGGCATCCTTGAGCACGCGACGGCGGGTCTCCTCGTCTCCTGCGTCATAGGTGTACTTTCGGATCGGGATGCCAAATAGCTCACAAAACTTCGCCCAGTCACCGATATTGTTGCGCTTGTAGAGTATGGCGGGCATCAACTCAGCAAGAATGCCTAGAGAGCGCTCCTTACCAACGAAAAGCATGTTATCAAACTCCTCAATGCTCCGCCCTTCGGTATCATTCTGGGAGCGAAGTAAGCGTTGGTTGATCGGATCGTAGTGCTTGCGAGGGATCAGGTCATAGCGCAGACGCCCTTCTTCGTCCAGGTAGAACTGGAAGAGCGAGTACCCCCAGAAATCAGCCATAATGATATCCTTTCGCAGCTCTTTCATCCAGGGCGAGGCGAGCTGTCTGTTCAGCTCGTCATCAGGAACCCCGTCTCGCTGGAACTCAATAGGCAGTTTTGTAACCCCTCTGAGTCGCTTGGCCACAACGCCACTAAGGTGAAGGTCCAGGAAGGCTGACTCATACATGTCGTAGAGCTGCGTACGATAGCTGAAGTTGATGCTTGACGCCGCTTTGATGCTACGGATATACTTGTTGATGTCGAAATAGAACAGCTCAGGGGCAGAGAGAATAATGTCTGCCTCTTGTACAGATTCTCCCCCCGCTATAATGCGGCGCGAGGCTTTAGTTGTTGACTTCCGTGCCATTGCTGTCAAGGGTGTAAGGGGTGAGGTCTACTGCTTGCTTGGCTGTCCAGCACTCGGAGAGACACTGCTTGATGTGGCCAAGCGCGGAGAGGATGAAGTGCTTATATTGGTTGAGCGTGGAGACCTGATAATAGTAGGCCTCATCCTCTGAGAGCCCCATCTTGATGATGGTCGGCAGATTCACGCCGTCAAAGAGCTTGGCGAAGGTGAATTCTCCGAGGAAGTTGCGCTGGTTGGTCTCGTCGAGCCATACGTGGCGAGTGACGGGGGTATCCTCCAGCGTGGTATAGCTGAAGCCCCGAAGTACCCGATCGTCGCAGAGATCGTTGTGCGGGCGGTAGATGACCTCCGCCACCTCATGCAGAGAGGGGCGGTGGTCAAATACTTCGGTGAGATATGAGTACTGCTGTGGAGTGTCCCCCTCGCTGTCGACCTTCTGGAGATCGTAGGCGAGGAGGTAGCGCTCATTGAGCGGGTCGATGCAGTAAAGGAGCTTACCGCTCATATAGGGGTTGCCAATTTGGCGATCTGTCGTTACCATTTGCTGAGGTCTGGTCTTTCGTCAAGTAGGAACTTATAGTGCTTGAGCTTGCGGAGCTCTTCGGGAGAGGAGGCTTTGATCACCTTGCCGCGGAAGATGGGGACGAGGAATTGTCGTGTCCAGTCCCATTTGGTGTAAACTCCGCCGTCGGCGTTCCTGCCCCATGTTTCGGTATTTGTTGCATACACCTCGTTGTCGTTGAGGAGCTCGCCAAAGAGGTTGCGCATCGCACAACCTACATTTTGACTCCCCCCATTCTTTCTCGTGACAATGTCCATATATCGCCCACCTACGACTTGGAGTACTGACGTCTCCAGTGCATACTCTTTGCGTTCGTATTTGCCGAGCGGGTGAATGCGACGCTCAACGCCTCCAAAGTGCCTCCACTCTCGCATCCATACAAGGGCATTGTAGTGATCACCTATGCTTGCATGATCTCTTCGCGTGGTGACAGCGCCACGCACAGCATCATTCTTGGAGTGCGCGCAGTAAGCACCTTCTTTCGTGTATGTTGATAGAGAGAGCATGAACGAGCTTGGAAGCCAGATATAGCCGAAGGCGGTTGGATAAGGGCACTCCTTGTAGATGGGGTTACGATTGCCATCCTGCACGATGACGCCAGGGCGATCGGAAATCTTCCCTTGAAGGTTGCGCGCGGTGGTTCCTGCCATCCCCGCCTCGGGTAGCGAGAAGAATCCCCTGAAGTACCGCTCATCCTCCGTGGTTCCTTCCCCCCATCCATAGATATCTCGCAGTTTGAAGTTGCCGTGATGTGCCCAGAGGAGATTACGGAGGTCCTTGTACTCCTCATAAGAGAGCTGGTCGTACATCGAATGCAGAAGCATGAACTTGTACTGCATTTCGCCCTGCTTGCCGAGCCTCTTCCTCTCCCCAATAGTCATCTCGGGGAGGCTTTCGCCCTCTTGCCAGTGCATCGGAACAGCTGATATAAAGGCCTCCTTATGCTCTTGCCAGTGGGGCTCCCAATCGGCAGGGTTGGATGAGTTCGTCAGCCATATTTCCATCTCCGAGTCGATGAATTCGGTGAGGACAGAGGTGTAGAGGTAGGCTGCGCCGTGAGGGATGCTTGCGACGTAGTCCAACACAAAGAGTGGGTACTCGTTGTTGGAGAGTCGGATGACCTTGAGGATCTTGCCATCCGCATCCGTAAAGACCGCTGAGATCATGCATCCTCGCTCCCACCTAAATCGATCGGCATAGGGCTCTGGCTGGAAATATCCTTGATGCTTGACTTCGTCTTTGGGGTCGTCGGAGTTGCTGTATCCGTTGTTACACAGGGGGAATTTCACCCGCTTATACCCCTTGACAGGCACCTTGATGTACGAGTAGAGGTTGCAGGCATTCTCGTTGGTGTAGCCCGCGCGGTACTTGTAGATGCACTCAGAGATGTTCTTGCCTTCCGACCCCTTAGGACAGCGGATATAGTGCTGTAGCACGGGCTTCAGCTTGCTCTCAATCGCTTTCAGGTCATAGAGCTTCCCTTCTGGACGGCGAGGCTCGTCGAGGAGCGAACTATACACCTGGTAGTCGGTGCACGTGTCCCCATCGTGTATGCCTTTGTACCAGTAGTGTGGCTCGTTTACCCAAATTCCACCCTCTTCGGCGTCGGCTAGGTTGGTCGGCGTAGAAAGATCTCTCGTGAGCCCATCAGCGTAGTAGCCGAAGTGGTCATCCCTGAGCGGATAGACCACCATCTCTCCGCGCTTCTCTTCTCTACCGCGCCATCGGTGGCGAGCTTTGAAGATGCGCAGGAGGTGTCCAGACGGCGCGTAGGGCTTGTTAAAGCCGAACCCCGTCTGATTGTCGTGGTTGAACCAGCGGTCAGTGGCCAGCACCTCCTGCGTGAAGCCCTGCTTATCCACCGTGCGGTTGACGTACCCTACGATGGTGTACTCGGGTTGTCGGATGCTGAGCTCGGGGAAGTGAGCAGCGAGCTTGTCGTACTCGATATCCGTGATGAATTGCGTTAGGCGGTACGTGCCTACGAGTGCGCAGGTCGTGGTGAGCGATCCTGATGCAGAGATCCCACCCTTGGAGAGGAATCGGTTGAGCCAAGCGACATCGCCCGTGCGGTCGATGCCGACGATACGCAGATGCGTCACAGCGGTGAGCTGCTCCAGGAGCGCCTCCCAATCAATAAGCGGACACGCCTCGTGCCAGAGTCGCGTGACTGCCCCAGAGTTTAGACCTACGAGCCCCTCGGTAGTGAGCTTGGGGAGGTAGCGTAGGCGAAGCGTTGTGAGCGTATCGGGCACACGAAGCTCTGTGATGGGAGCACCGTTAGCTAGTACAATATCTGTAAGCACCGTGTTCGACGCGTCTAGCTTCTTCAGGCGAGGGTTGCCCGTGAGGTCGAGCGAACGGAAGGATGGCGAGCGTAGTCCTGCCACACTCAGCTCCTCAAGCACACGACATGCACCCACAGTGACCGCCGTGAGGGTGGTCTGACCTGTGGTACATGAGACGTTGAGCTTGGAGAGGCGGTAGCACTTGTCGAAGTTCGCCGTACCGACGATGTAGGCACTCACATCGGAGAGGTCAAGCTCCGCCATACGACTCGCGCCGTAAATATTCTGCGGGTCGTTGACGATGAGGTCGATGTCCAGCTCAAGCGACACCTGAGATCCCGTGCCGTCAGCTCGCATGCCCGAGACATGGGGGGCCTTAGAGGTGTAGCCATAGCCAAAGTAGTAGCGCTCGCTGGCCGTGATGCTGATGCGCTTGCGGTCGGAGCTAAACTGATGGGCAAAGTAGAGGCGCAGCGCATCGGCTCGATACGTACCCGCCAGGTGCTGGGCGTCGAGCAGTGCAAAGCGGTCGTTGATCATCGCCGTGCGGTGAGCGTAGCGTGAGCCCTGCAGACAGTAGAGGTAGTCAATGCCGCTTGCCGTATAGGGCTGGAGGTACTTGTACTCACCGTCCTTGTTGTACGCGCGCTCAGACCAGTTCCTCATGAAATTGCCGTTGAGCATCTCCAGTACGCGCTCCTTACTCATAGTAGCGCGGATCTTCTGCGCCGTCTCGTGGAGCTTGTCGGGGAGAGCCTCTCTGACGAGTTGCCAAAGGAGGGAGTCGTGCCCAGCATAGGCGTAGGAGCCGATCGTCTCGTCGAAGGTGTTCTCGTCGATGGTGTAGTCGTAAACGACCTTACCGTCGTTGCGCACCCCAAGGACCGTGTCGTTGTCGTAAGGCAAGAAGTACCAGTGCAGTCCGTCCCACGTGGCGAGCATCATGTTCTTTGCACGCTGGTCCACCATCATAAAGTACTCGGTGAGGACGTACCACCCCGTGAGGCTATCCACGTCGAAGTAGTCGGCCACCTCACGCTTAAACTTGGTGGGGTTGCCCTTGCAGTTGATGATCCACTTCCACAGGCGACGTACTGCAGTCTTCTGTGCCTCGCTGGCGGTGTCCCATTCGACCCCGTCAGGATGGCGGAACTCGAGTGCCGTCTTAAAGCTCGCCATGTTGTCGGTCGTGAACAGAGCGAGAGGCTCGGAGTTGTTGAGGAACTCCAGACACATACACTTGTCGTCCTTGACAAAGCCGAAGACCTCCTCACTACCGCTCTTGTCATTGTTGAAGTTGTACTTGCCGAGGTAGGTGTTGTGGCCAGACCCATCGATGTCGAAGAAGGCATCCATCGGGAAGCCGTCGATCGCTATTCGAACGCCCTGCGAAGCCTTCTGGGGAGGAGTTAGAATGCTTGCTCTTCGGAAGGTCTCGTCGATGAGCTTCGCAAGCCCCGTATTGTGCGTCGACGAGCTCTCAGCGAAGTCCGCCTTAATCGTGAAAATTGACACGGGGACAGCCCCAGGAGTAAAGGCGTACTTAAGCTCCTGCTGCTCGACACCGCCCACCGTGAGGGTGGTATTGTACTTCTTCTTGCGGTCGAGGTAGATACGGTAGTTCTTTCGGGGATAGGTCGTGGAAGATGTCCCCTGGATGCGCAGCCCTGCGCCCTTGCAGACGAAGTCATACTGCTTGCCGAATCCCGAGTAGAAGTAGATGTCTACCGATACCTCGAACTTTTTGGTGTTGGTCTCGTTGACCAGGGGGACATTGCCCACGATGCGCAGCACGCTCTTACCCTGACTGCGGAGCTTGTCGAGGGAGACAGCTCCGTCGTCGCCGAGGACATCGTTGCGCTCGTAGAGCGTCACGACCTCAGCAGCATCAGGGCGGGAAGCTATGTAATTGCTGAGCACCTCATCGTCGGAGAGTGCGCGGCCATAGAGTCGTACGGCACGAAGACGTACGTCGGCATGCTGGCTGGTCACGTCGATAGGCTTGGAGGCAACCTGCAGGAGGGTATCCGCCTGCCCGTAGCTGACCGCCCCTGAGCGGATGCCGTTGACGTAAATCTCCAGGAGTCGACTCCCCGACTTTGGCTGCACGACAAAGGCGATGCGGTAGAACTCACCCGTGGCAAACTTGGTGACTACGACCGCACCTGACGCGGTGCGCAGCTCGGCATGCTTACCCGTGACGATAAATCCGACCCCCTTGTCGTCAAGGCAGGAGACGACCGCTCCCGTCGATGAGAGGACGTTGTCGGTGCGAAGCTCCAGCTCGATCGTACCGCCAAGCCCCATCGGGTCGGTGGCAAAGAAGGTCGCAGGAATAGTGATGGATGAGCCGTTGACAAGCTGGAGCGACGAGCCGTCCCAGCCACCAGCAGCCCAGTCAAACTGACGGAAGGAGGTGGAGATCCCGCTGCTCTTCCACGTGGCTGGATTAGCCTCGGAGTTGCTGCGTCCGAGTGCTGAGAGGGCGAGGGTCACGCCATCGGTGACCTCCCCTACATTCACATGACCCTCGCGCACGGAGATGGTGAGGTCGTAGCTCACGTCAAGACGCGTGGATAGGCGCGCAGGGATATCCCCTGCAACGACGCTGCGCGAGGTGTAGACCTCCGCGCCTCGGCCCATAGAGAGCGACAGCGCCTCGGCATCGCCCACCTGGAGCGATAGGTCGGCAGGTTGGCGCTGAGGGTCGTAGAGGGCGTAGCTGAAGCTGTAGCTCGCAAACTGCTCTGCGTCTAGTCGCGGTGAGAGGTGCTCCTCGGCTGAGAGGGTGTGGCCATCGTGGCGACGTAGCATCACGCCGATGCGAGGAAGGTCCTCTGTCTTGCCGACGTAGTAGTCAAAGTAGATGCTCTCACTACGGATCTCCTTAGCTCCAATAGTGAGCTCGGCGATGAGCTGAGCTGTGTGACGGCCCTCGTGTGCCCCCTGGAGAGGTACCTGGAAGGTGCCGTTAGTCGTACCCGCACGCGTGACGCTCTGCACGCTGTAGCTCACCCCATCGATGTAGAGGGTGATGGTCTTGTTGCCTACGCCCGTCACGGCATAGGGGATAGCGAGGATGTCCGAGGTGGCGTAGCCTGGGAGCCCCGAGGAGAGGGAGTAGCTTGAGTTAAGCGCAAGAGCGTAGACGGCTACAGAGGTGGCGATCGTGCGCTTCTGCGTCTTCCCCTCGGCGTTGGTAGCCGTGGCGAGTATCTGCACGTCGACCGTCCCTGCCGTGGTGAGGTAGGGAGTAAGGTCAAGAGTGTACGTCCCTGCCGATACGTCGGGGATAATCTGCTCCAGGAGCTGCGTTGCCCCTCGACGGATGGTCAGGCGGATAGTCGCCTGCACGCCCGTAGGCGCCTCGTCGTTGTCTGCCGACACATGTCGGTAGGTGTAGGTCAGCTGTGCGGTGTCGCCAGCCTTTACAGCTGATTGCGACACCGAGGAGGTGAGGATGATGCGAGTGGTCTGCTGGTCACCTCCGCCGCCGCCCTTCCCTCCTGCGGGAAGGTCCACAGAGGCCACCTCGCCCCCCTGCTTGTTGGTGAGCTTGAGCGTGACGGTCTGCTCGTCATCGGAGAGCTGAGCGTCCATCCCTGCAATGGTGGCACGCTCTACCTCATTGAGCTTTGCCGTGACTGCAGCGTTAGATACGGCGTTGGTACTCTCCGCGCTGAGGGTGTCGTCGACGGCTACCTCGTCGATGGAGATAGCCACGTTGCCCGACTCGTCAGGGAGCGACTTGACCCCATTGAGCGTGACGCTCTGCACAGTCCCACTCTTGGTCTCGATGTTGACGATGCCCGACTCGTCAGGAGCGACAGTGCTGCCGTTGACTGCCACCCCCTGCACTGGTGCTTTGGGGATGGTGAGGTCAACGTTACCACGAGAGTCGGGAGGGAGGTTCGTACCGCCCACGGAGATGCTCTGCACGGGGGCTTGAGGTACACGGATAGGCTTATAGCTACCGTCGCCTGCAAGGTAGTGATCCTCGCCAGCGTCGGTCTTGATGAGGTCTACCTTTGCCTTATCTTCATCCGAGTAAGGGTTGGCGAGGTGCACCTGCAGATGTGCAACTTCTGTGTAGCCCGACCCCGTGTACACGTAGATACGCCCGTTGTCCGCTGCCGTAGGGTGGGCAGCGTCATAAACGGCAACGAGGTTACCACGGCGTAGGGGCTTGTCGTCGTCGCCAGTGGGAGTCGTATCCGACTTCATCGCCGAGATGGAGGTGTACACCTTGCGTACACCGAGTGCTCCACCCTCACGCTCTACCTCGGCGACATAAGCGGCGACATCGCGGATAAGATATCCGAGCTCTTCGGGTGTGATGGAGCCCGATTCAGTCTTGGACGCGAGGGCCTCGGCACGTTTGATGAGGTCTATCTGAGAGTTGTTCATACGATAGAGTAGTCTGTCTTAATGAGAGCAAAGGCATTAAGCCCCTGACCGTCAAATTCGTTGATGCGCTGGCCCTCCTTCTGCAGCGAGATGCTGCCCCCTGCGATGATGATGTCGTAGGTCGTCCTTTGCCAGATATCTACTACGTTGCGAAGGGAGAAGTAGAGCTTGTTGGAGTTGGGTCCATCGATGGTGTACATCGTATTCACAGCATCTGTTGATCTGATGACATTGTTATCGATGGGAATATGCAGCTCGCAAGCCCTAAATCGAGGGAGTCCGTTGATAACATAGAGATTCATCTTGCCGACCTGCTTGCCATCGCGAAGGATACGATAGCTGTCAACCTTCGCCTCCTCGCTCCTCGGGATGAATGGGCGTGGGTTGCTACTGTTGTTACCTGATATCTTGTACGCAATGTATTCCTTATTGGATGGACGATCACGAACCGCTACAGCGGTCTTGCGCACGCGGGTTGGATGCGTGCTCCCGTCAGCAAAATCCATCGAGCGGCTTTCGTCGCTCGAGGGGACAAGGTAGATCTCTGATGGGAGGTTACCCAGGCCGAGGCCATTAAAGAGCATTTCAGTCTCGTCAACCTCATAGATAGCCCCCCCAATAATGGCATGTCCTGAGGATATGAAAATGCGTGCACCTCCACTCGTTTGATCACCTGAGATGTAGCATCCGTCAAGGATGCCGTCGCCGCAGAGGCTTGCTAGTAGTGCGACGCTACTAGTGATGTTGTCGCTGAGTTGCTTGAGGTCGTCGAGGGAGATAGGTTGCCCGCCCTCAGTGAATTTAATCTCATTCATAGTCGTAGTATTCTATCTTGTATGTTCTGCCAGCAGGCTTATAGATGTTGATGAATCTGATGATTTCAGCTTCCTCGCTACGAAGGAAGGAGGGGATGTGGACGATGAAGTCAGGCTCGTGCTTCCCCTCATGTGCGAAGCTGAGGTAGAAGGGGTCTTGGCGCTCGGAGATTAGGTGTAGGTGAAGCGGTGCATTCCCCTCCGATGAGAAGTAGAGGTAGAGCTGCTTATCGTCCGTGTCGGTTATATAGATCGCTCCTGGAGAGAGTCTATACTTCTCGTTAAGTGCAGCCTCGAGGGAGAAGGTCTGCCCCGTAGTGTTGAGCCGTCGTTGCACGTCTCCACGGAATTGACCGAATCTGTCGAGGAGTCTCCTGAGTGGAGTTAGTAGTGCTCGTAGGATAGCGAGGAGTACCTTTGATCGGAGAACTGGAGGGAGCATATCCGCTGCGAACTTGAGCGGGTCGAATTTATACCACATAGCGAAGCGTTGAGTTGAGGTCGTCAGAGATTATTGAACCGCTGAATGCGGTGTAGTTATTGCCGTCAATGCTCTTGTATGTGCCGGCGTCTGGGCGTGCAGAGCAGTCACCGAGGATGACATCTGTGACACCTTCGACGGCTTGGATAGCATCGACGAGCTTCGTCTTGTTGAATGTGCCACCAAATGTGATGCCGCCGAGGTAGGCGTTGATAGCGTCTTCAACGGGTCGCGCGCCATCTCGATAGCGCACACCCTGAGGAGAGAGGATCATCGGGTCGGCATAGATGGTTGCCGCTATGCGGATGTGGTCCGCAGGAGCGGTGCGCACAGAGATGACAACGCCTGCTGGCTTGAGCGTGCGTATATATGCTTCGAACGCCGTTAGTACCTCTTTCGAGAGTGCTTCTGGTCGCCCGCTCTTTTCTCCTGACACAAGGATTTGTATGCTCCCGCCACGGTCGCGTACTGCGGCGTACTTGACCACCCTGCGCCCCTCGTCTATCTTGTCATAGCGATACTGCATCGTCGCCTCGTCAAGGGTGAGCTTGTCGCCATGTTGATAGGCCAGCGCCTTGTGATAGTACCACGGAACTGTGGCCACGATAGCACGCTCAAGCGTACGCTCAACGTCGTCGCGGTGTCCATCGAAGATGCGCTCAACAACATGGTGCGCAGCGGCAACGATGAAAAAGAGGATGTTCTCCAGGCTGACCAGCGAAAAGGCTGAGCGGAAGGTGTCCCCCTCCTTGAGCTGGTACTTCTCGCGGATGACTGGATCAGCCATAAATGCATCGGTCATCTCTCGCTTAATTTCGTCTACGGTTCTTGCCATGTCTATAGTCGGTGTGGTCGAGAAGGCTCGCTTTCTATCTGCCATGGGGAGTTTTGGGTTTGGTCACTCTCAGATAGGCGTGGAGCACCTCCTATTGTAATGGTCCCTTTAGCTACCATCTTGAGCCACTCGATGGCGCGATCATAGCGAGCCTTTCTCAGTTCAGATATCTTGTAAGGGTTGTGAAGCGAGAAGAGGTGATAAATGGCAATGTCAATGGCGTACATCAGTATGAGAGCGTGTCGGTCTGATCCACGAGCATTGAAGATTGCTTCCGTATCATAACTCTTCATGAGGTAGCCTTGCATCTCCCCTACGGCTCGGTCTTCACAGACCTCGACGATTTCGGGGTCGTAATCGGGGTTGGGAACACCTGCGCTCCGTTCGCGCCGAACGAGTGAGTCAAGTATCTCTCTATGGATGGAGCTATTGTAGTCGGATGGATCGATGAAATTACCTGTAGGCATAGTGCTATAGTCTGTGAGGGTTGTTGCGTCGGAATTCGCCGAAGCCAATGGTGGTAGGAGGCTCCAACTCTAGGAGCTTTTCGTCAAGGATGTGTATCCCCCCCTCGAGTGAGTCTGGTCCGTCGGCAGGGTAGGGCAAGTGCATTTCAAAGAGCTTGCACTGATCAATGAGTTCTTTCATCATTGGGTTATCCTGCTCCTCGACATTAAAGACCCATCGCGCTTCGCGGTCTATCGGCTCTAGGCGGGTTTCGATACGTGTGGCTTTATCCGTCTTTTTCTTCTCGTCAGGTCGTATGTAGAGGTTCATCTTCCGCCGTTTATTCTCTTCGTGCAAGAGAGGGCGAAAAACCTGCTGGAAAAATGGGTCTTGCAGCTTGTTGTTTTCGATGAAATGATACACTGGGCAAGCCCCACCGACGAACTTCTCAAGCTCAAAGTACCAACTGATGAATGTAGCATTGGTAGCGTGCCCGAGATATCCACGAATGATGTAATAGCGCTCCTTGTGCTTACCCATCAGCCATAGTGACTTGGTTGAGCTCTTTCGGCTTTTACTGTCGGAGTAAGCAGGGTCTCCATAGGCGACCAGGAAGCGGAACTTTGAGAGGTCGGGGACCTTGCCAACGGGGAGTAATTTGAGGATCTTCCCTTCAGCTATTGGATTGTTGAAGTATTCGGCTTGCTGTGACCGCTTGCTGATCTTCGATAGTACTCGGTCGATCTTCTCCTCGCTGTTCTTCTCAGGCCAGGTGCTACGCCCGTGCTTATCTCGGATGTTCACAATGTCCCAGTGGTTAGCCTGCTTGCCAGCTCGAGCGACACAACAGTCTCTAGCTATTATGTTGCCACACCACAGCACAAGGAGGGGCTCCGAGATGTCTCGCGTACCATAGAGCGCTTGCTCCCACCATTCCCATTTCTTCTTTAGGGTTTCTTGATTTCGACAGTCCTCATCGGTGTCGTAGTCATCGAGGTAGAGCACGTCAGGTCTGGCATACTCGTTTCGAGCACCACGAGGAGCAGATCCCGCGCCCATGGCGAGGAACATACAGCCACATCTAGCTGTGAACTCACTTTCCGTCCACGCACCAAGGGTCTTCTGCTCACCATAGAGCTGACGTAATCGAGGGTTGCTTGTGAGGGCTACGCGATAGGGGGTGAGAAGTCGTATGGCAGCATCCTCCGTTGCGGAGGCGCAAATGATGAACTTCTTCCGACCTGTGAGAGCGAGGTAGAGGAGGGCGAACATAGCCACTGTGCTCTTTGCTAGACTACGTGCCCACGAGAGTACTTCATACCACTCCTCGTGCTCTATGATGCGGAGGATAGCCTTTTTCTGAAAGTCCGCAGAGGGGTATTTTGCATAGGCTGGGAAGATGTGCTGTATCCAGCGTATAGGATCGGCTTCTAGTTGTAGACGTAGAGCCTCCACCTCATGCGCTGCGAGGGAGGTGTCGACAAATATGTTGCTCTGCATTGAGCGGTGGAACTCTTCCCACCTTGCAAGGGCTTGTTTTTCCGATTGATTCATGCTTTGCGCCCTCCCCCGCTGATGTGTTGGATGTATGCGTTAAAGAGTGCACCGAGTGCTTTTGCTTTGTCGGTGTCACTCTCTCTGACCCATGCTGTCATACCCATGGCCACGTTCACGAGGTCTTCAATGCCAACCTCTTTCTCGAGCTTCTGGATGGCTGCAGCAAGCTTGTTGAGAGAGTCTGCTTCGGCTGGGGTGGCCCAGCGCTCTGCAAGTGGACGTTTGAGTATAGACTCGTTAATGTTGGCTATCTGCTGGCGAAGCTGACGAATCTGCTCGGCTGGTGAAACCGAGGTCGCTGCTTTAAGCTCTTGCCAATGGTACGTCTTTGCCCACCTCACGATGGTCTGGCGCGATACACCTATGATGTTGGCTACTTCATCTTGAGTGTATCCGCTGTCTACGTAGAGGCGCTGTGCCATCTCGCGCTTGTTGCTGTTGGGGGTATCTTGAGTCTTTGCCATGTGACCTGTTGTTTCGTTCTTTCCTGAGGCAAAGTTCGCACGCAATAGGGGCTTTTCGCAAATCGAATTTTCATCATCTAACCTTCTGTTTATATCATATAATCAGAGTGTTATGTGTGTAAAATGCGATTTGCGAAAAGATGGTATGTGCCCATAAATTTGCTCCCAAAAGACAGCACTCATGGCACGTAGAACCTCCATTTTTAATGTCCTGCCCTCCTCCTCTGGCGAGGTGGCTATCCTTCTCTATGGTGAGATTGGCATGTACTCGGATATCACCGATGCACGTGTCGTTGCCGAGCTTCTAGAGCTCTCCCGCACGTATAGCAAGATTGATGTGCGCATCAATAGTATCGGTGGCGACGTGTACACTGGTCTGGCGATCTACCAGGCGCTGCATGATAGCAAAGCAGATATCACTATCTATATCGATGGGGTTGCTGCAAGTATGGCCGCTATCATAGCATTGTGCGGTAAACCGCTCTACATGTCGCCATACGCCAAGCTCATGCTCCACAATGTGAGTGGTGGCACATATGGGAACAGCCACGATCTGCGTCAGATGGCAGAGCAGATGGAACAACTGCAAGGGGATTTAGCACGAATGATCGCAGGTCGCCTACAGCAGTCTCCTGAGGATATTGAGGCAAAGTACTTCAATGATGGGCAAGACCACTGGCTTACGTCTCAAGAGTGTCTTTCAATGGGGCTTATCGATGGGGTCTATTCGATGGACCATGACGACGATAGTCCTACCAACTCTTCCTCCGCAGAGGAAATACGTAAGTACTTTGATAACCGCCTGAACAAACAGGCACAAATGATAGATAACATGGCACTAATCGATGACATCCGTAAGAGTTGTCCAGCGTTCTCCAACACCGCCACCGAGGCTGATGTCACAAGAGGCGTACAGGACCTCTATCAGCAGAAGCAGGCGCTCGCTGAGGAGAACCAAACGCTTCGCGCGCAGCTCTCGCAGCTCCAAGCGCAGGAGACGGAAACTTTCCTCCACGCAGCGGTTGAGGCTGGGAAAATCACCCAGGAGCTCCTGCCGAACTACACAGCCCTCATGCAGTCTAATCCAGACGCTACCCGTCAGCTCATTAATTCGATCCCTCCATCTGCACAGGCGACGCCTAAGAAGAACCCCTCTTTCGCACGCCGATATATCGAGACGGGGGAAGGGGGAGCACCTTCCAGCAAGTTCGCAAACAAGACTTGGGATGAGCTGGATAAGGCCGAGCTTCTCAGTGAGTATAAGGAGGTCGACTTCGAAGGCTTCAAGGCGCTCTTCCGAGAGCGCTTCGGCACGGAGTATAAGGGCTGACCTTCCGACGATAAACCAACCTATTAACCAAAACAAACAATTATGCCTTTACAGACCGAAGTCTGGATCGAAACCCTGCAAGAGAACTTCTTCCCAGACAACTCCTTTGTGCAGAAGTCGGAGGATGACTCCCAGTACGTGGACAACAAAACTGTCCATGTGCCCAATGCAGGCAGACCCAGCAAGGTGCAGGTAAACCGCCGCACCAAGCCCGCTCAGCCTACAGAGCGAACGGACCAGGATCTCACCTATGAGCTGGATGAACTCACTAGCGATCCCGTGCACATCTCTCACGCTGACACTGTCGAGCTGTCCTATAACAAGCGCTCCTCAATCATCCTCAATGACAAGGAGGAGATGCGTCGTGTCGCCTCTGAGCTCATCCTGCAGCGCTGGGCGAAGGGGGCTGATTCGGCACACACCATCCTGACTGATGGCGCACAGCGCGATGCCCACACCACACAGGGTACAGGTCGTCGTCTGAAGATGACCGATAAAGTCGTCCACCAGATTGCTATCCGCATGGACAAGCAAGATCTCCCAGCCACAGGCCGCTATCTGATCATTGACTCAGATATGTATGCCGACCTGCTTGATAGCCTTACGGAAGCGAACCGAATGGCCTTCCTGGCTTCGGCCGACGTGTCAAAGGGAACGGTAGGTCGCCTCTACAACATTGACATCTTCTCTCGCAGTACGGTGCTACGAATGAAGGCCAATGGAGAGCTTATTACAACTCCCGATGGAGGCGATGCAACCGAGGTCGCAGCAGGCTTTGCATGGCAGAAGAGTTGTGTGTCTCGTGCCATGGGCAAGATCGAGATGTTCGCTAGTGAAAAGGATCCGCAGTACTACGGAGACATCTACTCCTTCCTGATGCGCCTTGGCGGTAGCCACCGACGCTACGACAAGAAGGGGCTCTTCCTGATTGCGGAGGGTAACGTCTAACAGCAACGATCATGGCACAGTTACCACGAGTTAAAATCACCTTTGCCGAGGGCAACCTCGGCAAGGTGGGCGACTCTCCCGATGGGCTCCTCGCTCTCATGGTCGCCTCTACGGCCGTTGGCTCAACTTACGAGCTCGGCAAGACCTATTCCATCCGATCGGTTGGAGACCTGAAGGGCCTTAAGGTCACCAATAAGAACAATGCTGTCCTCTATAAGCACGTGCGTGAGTTCTATGCTGAGGCTGGTGAAGGTACGGAGGTCATCATCTATGGCGTCGAGAAGACGAAGACGATGACAGAACTCTGTACGAAGGGTGACACCGAAGAAGATGCTGGAGAGCTCCATAAGCTCATCACCCTGTGTAAGGGCCGCCTGCGCGCAGTGGCCATCGCCCTGGATGCTCAGGATGAACCTGAGGCAGCAGAGGGGATCGTCGCCGATGTGCTCTCGGCTATCCCTAAGGCTCAAGAGACTGCAGTGTATGCAACCGAGGCGCTCTATGCACCACTCTTCGTCATCCTTGAGGGTCGTGGCTTCAAGCGCCAAGGCCTGAAGGACCTTGGCGAGCTCGCTTGCAACAGAGTAGGGGTCTTCGTCGGCGACACCCAGCCTGATGGTAAGGGTGCTGCTGTCGGTCTCCTCGCTGGTCGTGTCGCAGCAAGCGCTGTGCAGCGCAACGTAGGTCGCGTGAAAGATGGTAAGATCGCCGCCGATGCAATCTATCTGAGCGGTCAGCCCATCGAGCAGCAGACAGGTGCTGTCGCCGACCTCTACACTAAGGGGTATATCTGCCCTCGTCAGTATGTCGGCCGCGCAGGCTTCTACTTCTGTGACGATCGTCTGGCGACGAGCGAGTCTGACGACTATGCTCATGTCACCGCACGTCGAACGATCGACAAGGCCTACCGCATCGCCTACGACACCCTCCTCTCCTTCCTTCTCGACGAGCTTGAGCTCGAGGCTGACGGCACGCTGCACCCTGCAACCGTGCGTAGCTGGGAGCAGGAAATTACGGCGGCTGTCGACCGAGCTATGACCGCCAAGGGGGAACTCTCTGCCGATGAGTCTACGGGTAGCGCTTGTCGCTTTGAGATCCTGCCTACCAATGTCCTTGCAACGTCAGAGGTGCGAGCAAAGCTCTCGGTGCGCCCCTTCGGATATGCCCGATACATCGACGTAGAACTTGGCTTCACGGCTGTAACATCTAAGTAATCCTACTCCAATGAACATCTACAACGGACGCGAGTACGAGTGGATGACCATTACCCTGCTCCTCGGCGGTCGTCGAGTCACGGGCCTCCGTGGCATTGAGTACACCGCCGAGCAGGAGCAGGAACCCATCTACGGGGCTGGCAGCCAGCCAATGGCTGTACAGCGTGGTAACATCAAGTACTCTGGGACAATCACCCTTACGGGTAGCGAATTCCATCTTCTGCAGAAGGCTTGCGGTGGCAGTATCCTCGGCGCTTCGACGACCATCGTGGTGTGCTATGGCGACCCCTCGCAGGGCGATGTCATCCACACCGATACGCTTGTCGGCTGCACATTCAGCAAGGAAGAAGACAAGTGGAAGCAGGGGGATAAGTTCGCTGAATATACCCTCCCCTTCACCTTCCTGCGCAAGCAGAGTGCATAGTCCTTCGAACGCTTTTTAATCTGTATAAAAATGGAATTCAAACCCGAACAAATCGAATCGTGGAAGAAGCAGCATGGCAAAGATGCCATCTACCTCATCGTCGTAGAGGATAAGAGCTGCGCTATCCGCAAGCCTACCCGCCAGGAGTTCAGCTTCGTATCAGGAATTAAGGATCCCATCCAACTGTCGGAAACGCTCTTCAAGCAACTCTGGCTGGACGGAGACAAGGAGATTCTCGAAGATGACGACTACTTCCTGCCAGCTATAGGCAAGCTGGACGAAGTCCTCAAGCAGAAGGAGGCCGAGGTAAAAAAGCTTTGAGGGAGGCGGAGGCTATCTCCTCCTCCGAAGAGCAACAGGTCTCCTGGGAGAGCTTCCTCTTCTTCGATACCTACATCCGCTACTACTTACACCTAAACCCCGATACGCTGCCCGATAATCAATGGGCAGCCACAATCAACTATCTCAACGAGCTACGTAAGCTCGAAGCCCAAGGCAATGGATAAGCAGCTAAAATTCTTCATCAACCTCCAAGCCAGGCAGGAGAATGTCTGGTCGACGGCTCGAGGAGTTATTAGCGCTCTCGACAATATCGAGAGTAAAGCTAAGCGCGTTGGCGCGTCCATCAGCAAGGCTTTCAGCTTTTCTAACCTGGGTAGCCAGCTTAGTAGCATCCCTGGCTTTGCGCTGCTAACCAACCCTTACGCCCTCATCGGCGGAGGGCTGGCGGCAGTATCAAAAATCGGGATGCAAGCCGAGCAGACGAGTATCGCATTCAAGACGCTTGTCGGCAATGGAGAGCTTGCAAACAAGATGCTCGGTGAGATTGCTGACTTTGCAGCACGCACCCCCTTTGACCGAATGCAGCTTACCTCGGGTGCACAGCAGATGCTCTCGTTTGGCATTGAAGCTAGCAAGGTTACGGGATATATGCGCCAGCTGGCGGATATATCGGGTGGGGATGCCCAAAAGTTCTCTACCCTGTCGCTTGTCTTTGGACAGGTGAGCGCCGCTGGTAAGCTCATGGGGCAAGACCTCCAGCAGTTCGTCGGTGCGGGCTTCAACCCCCTCAAGGAGCTTGCCTCGATGACGGGGGAGAGCTTTGAGGCGATGCAGGAGAGGATGCGTAAGGGACAGATCACCGCCGAAAATGTAGCACAGGCGATCGCTCATGCTACTGGCGAGGGTGGTCAGTTCCACGGTATGATGGATGCACTGGGCAATTCTGGTGCGGGATCCTTCAATACGATGATGGGGGCTATCCAGGACGGTGCGGTAAGTATCTACGAGCAGGTCAAGCCCTACCTCTTAGACCTCTTCGAGATCGTTGGGAAGTACGTGCCTAAAGTCTTCGCGGTCATTGGTGGAGTCATCAATGCTGTTGTCGGTACGGTGCGATTCTTCGAGCGCTGGAAGACGACAATCCTTATCATCACAGGGATCATCGTCTCACTCACCATCGCTGTCAAGTTACAGCGGATCGCACAGTATGGGCTTGCCGCCGCATCGCTTATTGCCAAGGGTGCTATGACAGCGCTCGCAGGCGCGCAAGCAGCCCTCAATGCAGTACAGGCAATGAGCCCACTAGGGATGATTGTCCTCACAATCGGAGTGCTCATCACTGTGGTCGTTGCCTGTTGGAATAAGTTCGCAGGGTTTCGTGCCTTTATACTCACGATGTGGGATACGATTAAGGGCTTCGGAGCTATCATCAAAGAGTACGTGACCAACCGAATTAACGAGCTGCTCGATGCTGTGGGTAACGTAGGTAAGGCGATCAAGCTACTCTTTGAAGGAGATTTCTCTGGTGCTGCCAATGCCGTAGGCGATGCTGCTAAGGGCTTCGTCGGCGTCAATAGCGCCACGCAAGCTTACCAGTCGTCTAAGGACCTCCTCAGCGGCGTCGGCTCAGGCTACGACAAGCACCTAGCAGAAGAGATCGCCAAGGACGAGGCTAAGAAGCGGAATGAAGGTAAAGAGACTTCGTCTATATCCGTTCCTGGTCTGCTCGGAAGTAGCAGTAGTGAGAGCGTCATCTTTGGCTCGGGAAGCGAGAAGGGAGGCAAAGGCAAGGGCAAGGGTGGCCGTGGAAAGACAGGCGACGCAATAGCCACTGGTGGTACGCGCAACACGCAAATCACGATGAATATCGGCAAGCTTGTCGAGCGCATCCAGGTGTCCATGATGGACAAGACCGATACCGCCGAGCTGGAGCGTAGCATCATCTCCGTGGTGAACCGCTCGCTGGCCATAGCAACAAGCACTGACCGATGACAACATTCGAGCTTGACACTATAATTAGGCGGCTACCCATACCTCCCCCTTTCCTCTTCAATCGAGCACGGGTGTCCCTCCCTGACGGAGATCTCCCCGAGGTAGATATACCTCTCTCTGATGAGGAGCTTGAGGAGGTGCAGACGAATGCCCTCGGCCTGCCGATGGTCTTCCCCGTGTCTCTGGCACTTGAAGGTGAGGAGCCGTGGCTACTCCCTCAAGAGCCTATGATCAGCATAACGGGGCAGCACATCCTCACGAAGAGGCAGGTCTCAAAGGGGAAGATCCGTGGTTCCGTCAAGGAGCGCTGGACGCTCGATGACTATAGCATCAGACTTGAGGGCGTGCTTATTGGATCCGATGGACGCTACCCAAAGGAGGATGTGCAGCGCCTGCGAAAGTACCTTGAGGCCGCCAAGGTCTCCGCCTATTGCCCCCTTCTGGAGCTCTTCGGTATCACGCGCATTGTTTTCGAGTCATGGGAGTTCCCGCACACCTCAGGTGATGCTAACCAGAACTTCTCTCTCCAGGCAGTGAGTGACGATACCTATAAGCTCCTACTCACTCGTCGAGACCTCACCAAGTAGTCAGCTATGTACACGATGATTTATGACATCAAGATAGGTGGCTACCAGCTCTTGATGCTCGATAAGGTGGAGATACACTCCTCGGTGGAGCTCCTCGCTGACACGGCTAAGATCACGCTCCCTGCTGCCGAGTACAACAAGGCTCTCGACATTGAGGATGCGATCCATCGTGGAGACGCCGTCTCAATTCGCTTAGGATATGAGGAGACGGGACTCGTCGAGGAGTTCGCGGGCTACCTGCAACGCATTGCCACTGATAATGGTGACTTGACGCTGACGTGCGAAGATGACCTCTTCCTCTTCCGAAAGCCACTCAAGGATGCCGTGCTGAAGAAGGTTGGTCTGTCAAGTCTGTTGTCACGCATCATTAAAGAGGTGGGACTGTCGCTCAAGGTTGAATGCACCTACTCCTGGGTGTACGATAAGTTCATCATCAAGTCGGCGACCGCCTATGATGTGCTCAAAAAGGTGCAGGAGGAGTGCGGAGCCGACATCTACCTGCGCGACGGGGTGCTCCATCTACACCCTCCAGGAGAGGTCATCGGACAAGAGCGCCTATATGACTTCGCCTATAATATTGAGTCCGCTGACCTCACCTACCGCAAGGCGGAGGATAAGAAGTACCAGATAACAGTCAAGGCACTCCTACCTGATGGGAAGGTGCGAGAGATTGATGTCGGTACTCCTGGAGGAGACAAGATCACCGTCAAGTGTCCTACCTCTGACGAAGTGAGTATGCGCCTGCGGGGTGAGACCGAACTGAAACGGCGCACCTTCGACGGATACGACGGCAGCATCGACACCTGGCTCATCCCTGAGTGTCGAGCTGGTGACACCGCAGAGATACACGATCCTGACTACCCACATAAAGAGGGTACTTACTTCGTTCGCGCCGTTACGACGGAGTTCAGCTCATCGGGCGGAAAGCGGAAAGTCGAGCTGGGATTTAGACTTAACTAATAATGGACCCATACAGAGAGCTACGTGAGCTCCTCGCTAAGATCGGAGGAGGCAAGGCAACTAACCTCTACCAGGGGGTTGTCACAGCCTTATCGGATATCACCTGCGAGGTTTCCATCGATGGGCTGAGCATTCCTGATGTGCGCCTACGGGCTTCCACCGAGGTGGATGGAGCGCAGATTATTGTGCGCCCCGCCGTCGGCTCAGTCGTCATCGTTGGATCGCTCACGGGCGATCTTGACCACCTGGTTGTGCTTTCAATGGATAGAGCCGAGGAGGTGATCATCAATGGAGGCTCGCTGGGAGGGCTGGTCAAGATCCAGGAGCTTACAAGCAAGCTCAATACACTCGAGAGGGAGATCAACGGTATCAAGCAGGTACTCTCAAGCTGGACTCCTGTACCTAATGATGGCGGAGCGGCGCTGAAGGCAGCCGTTGCCTCCTGGGCAGGTAAGCCGCTCACCCTAACGAGGAGAGAGGACTACGAAGACACTAAAGTGACACATTGATATGATAGGCATCACGCTTACCGCCGACTACGAGCCTCGCATCCACCTTGTGCGCGACCAGGAAGGGCGCATCATCGAGGGACTTACTCTCGGTGAGACGCTGCCGCAGAATCAAGCCCTGATACTCACCCTACATCAGGGTGAGCTTAAGGAAGCCCCTGCTGTCGGGTGCGGTGTCTCAGATATGCTCCTTGATAACCAGCCACTGTACTGGCGAGCTCGCATTCGCGAGCAACTTGAGATGGACGGGCAAACTGTCAACTCCATCAAAATAACAACCTCGGGCATCCACATCGACGCCCACTACTAACTCTATTATGCGCAAGCGCCTTACTGTCCAACTTTGGATAGCCGTCCTCCTCACTCTCTCGGGCATAGCACTCGTCTGGACGGCATTTCTTGTCGTCCCTCGAGGGGAGATACACAACTCCGTGCTCCTTGCATTTGGTGAGATGTCGACCTTCGCAGGGGCGCTCTTCGGCATAGACTATAAGCATCGCTTAGACAGGTACATCCACCAGCCTAAGCAACCTACCAAACAAGATCAAGACGACAACAATGAGGACAATTAACTACATCGCCGTTCACTGTACGGCTTCCCCCCAAGGGTGGGGTGTTAAGGAGCTCCAGCAGGTCTTCCAGCAGCGTGGCTTCCAGCGCCCTGGCTATCACTATGTAATCACGGCTGACGGGGTCATTCACCCTATGCAGCCCGAGGAGCTTATCAGTAATGGGGTCAAGGGATACAACTCGGAGACTATCAATGTCGCCTATGTAGGTGGCATCGATAAGGCGGGTAAGGGTATCGACAATCGCACTGAGGCTCAGCGTACCTCCCTGCGTAAGCTCCTCGGCGAGCTTCGTAGTCGATACCCCAAGGCTAAAATCCAAGGGCACCGCGACTTCTCTCCTGACACCAACGGTAACGGTATCGTCGACCCATGCGAGTACATCAAGGAGTGTCCCTGCTTCGATGCGATCCCTGAATATAAGGACCTATAGCTATGAGACGAGTAGATAAAGAGCGCCTGCTAATCTTCATTGCGCTCATCCTCTTTTGGTCACTTATCCTCGGTGCACTCTCCTCCTGTGGTACGGTAAGGACCGCTGTCGTTAAAGGTGAGAGGCGTGTGGAGTGGAGTGACCGCAGCAGCGTACAACGTGATAGCATCTATGTACATGACAGCGTGTACATCCACTCCAAGGGGGATACTGTCTTCGTCGTTCGGTGGCGTACACGCATCCGCGATCGAACGCAGCGCGACACCATTTATTTGCAAAAGGTAGACAGTGTATATGTGGAGACGCAGGTGAAAAAGACCAGTGCAATCGCCGATATCAACTCTACACTACGAGTACTCGGCTGCACCGCTATCATCATTGCTGTCATCATCTTCATCCTCAAGATACGTAAACGATGGATGTGACAATTGCGGTCGGGCAGACGCTCTGGGATATAGCTATCTCTAGTAAGGGATCGTGGGAATCTGGTATTGATATGGCTCGCTATGCAGGTGTGTCAATGACTGGACCTCAAAAGGTGGGGGCTGTATATTCAGTCCCGCAAAAGACCTACGACCGCACGATGGAGCGATACGCCCTCACGCATCGCCTGGAGCCTGCTACCGCTGGCGAAATATCGCCGCTTTCAATACGCATATTCACCTCCGCGTTCTCTGCGGAGTTCAGCTAATAGACTATGGCCACAGATAACAAGGTTAACGGATGCGGAGCCTGCTCAGGCTTTCTTCGCTGGCTTAAGCCTCCGCACTACGAGTTCTTCCAGAAGGAGTGCGTTCAGCACGATGTTCGCTACAACATTGGGGGGACGGAGCAGGATAGACAGCGAGCGGACTTCGTCCTCTTTCAGGATATGGTAGGGCGGTCTATCGACTATTTCAAGGGTCGCAAGGCGGGATCACAGACGTGGTTCATCGTCCTCTCCTACCTCTACTACAAGGCTGTTCGCCTCTTCGGCAAGAGCCAATTCAACTACAAGTAACTTCTTCCCTGGTCGGGGTATAAGAAAGCCCCCGACCTTCGTAAGTGGACTCTCACCTCACACTTACAAATATGCGCTGACACGCAAAGGTCGAGGGCTTAATGCCTTTCCTTTCGTGTCAGCGCATTGCTTATGTAGTGTGGGTGAGAGACCGCAAAAATACAACGATTTATCCTAAATGAGAACCCCTATTACCTATTATGGAGGTAAGCAGACGATGCTCAAGCATATCCTGCCACTAATCCCTTCGCACACCCTCTATACAGAGTCCTTCTGTGGTGGCGCGGCCGTCTTCTTCGCTAAAGACCCTTCTGACGGTGAGGTGATCAACGACCTCAACCAGCAGATGACCAACTTCTACGAGATGCTCAAGACGGAGTATGACCTCCTGAAGGCACGTGTCGATGTCACAGTACACTCGAGGGATATCCACGCACACGCAGCCCACATCTTGGAGTACCCGCAGTTCTTCACTCGTATGGATCGAGCCTGGGCCGTCTGGGCGCTCTCTAAGATGAGCTTTGCCAGCATGCTCGATGGGACCTTTGGCTACGACTTCGGCGGAGGGATGCCCAAAAAGCTCCGCAACGCTAAGGAGGAGTTCGGTGAGCATCTCGCTCGCCGTCTGGATAATGTTACCATTGAGAATAGGGATGCACTCGAGGTAATCCGATGCTATGATACACCCGATACCTTTCACTTCGTTGATCCTCCCTATGTGGGGAGTGACTGCGGGCATTACGAGGGCGTGTTCGGCGAGAGCCACCTGCTGGCTCTCCTTGACCTCCTTGCAGAGGTCAAGGGCAAGTTTATGCTAACCATGTTCCCCGATGACAACATTGAGCACTATGCCATTAAACACGGGTGGCACATTCACCGTATCGAGCGTACGATATCAGCCTCTAAGACCTCCCGACGCAAGCAGGAGGAATGGATGGTGTGCAACTATGTCAAGGAGGAAGAGCCGACCCTATTTGACTGATGCAAGAAGGGCGTTCGGATGGTTGCCGAACGCCCTTGGTATATTCCCCGAAAATGTAACGCTTCGTTTCTTCTCAGCGGGGTGTGTGGTTGTACGCTTCGTTTGCGATGTGCCGCACGCTTCGTTTTGCGGATTATAGATTTCTTCGGGCGCATTCGGGATGGGGAGCCTCATTAGATGTATAGGTTCAATATGATCAATGACTGCTCCATAGTTATTGCTCTGCAAAAGCTTCAAGCCCACCTCTGTGTTGAGATAGGCATAGACGTAACCGAGATCGTATGATCCTTGGAAGGTAACACGAAGCAAATCATGGCTAAATACTTGCTTATCCATCTTCTTACTAACCAGACTCGTCTTACCAATAGTCCCCGATACAGAAACTAACAACATTCCTTTATTGACTCTCAAGTCATCTAATGGAGCCACGGTCTTTGCCGAGATATACTTGCTTGGGCTTGGATATACATTCTCTATATCTGAAGGTAGAAAGAATGGAATATCATTCTTATTCTCTGTGTATATCCGCTTAAAGCGTCCTCCGACATACGCATCCTCGACCAATCCCTTTTTGCTCCAGAGATAGACCCAGCCATAAGGGTTGTGGTGTACTCGTGAGAGTGCATCCATAGCGCCGATGTCGTAGGCTGAAGCATCAAGGCGATAACCATTACTGATGACTTGCTCCTTAGCAAGAGTATACCAACGCAAAGGAGGTAAAAGCTCTTTCAGTTCCTTATCCTCTACCATACGATACCTTGTTGACGTTTCCACTTCAAGAAGACTTCTGCCACCATGATGGTCTGGTCGTTAACGATCTTCTCTTCAAAATTCTCCTTGCGATAAGTCACTTCGCCAGTCTCAGCATTAATCTCGCGCACCTCGTTCTCTTCGTGACGCAAGACCAAGTTCCCCTCTTCGTCACGCTTATACACCGTGTTACCTCGCTTATCATGCCCAATGTGGTCTACCATAACCATGAAGATCTCTTCATTGGGGATAAATCCGAGCTTCAGCTCTTCTTGCAATTCGGCTTCTGTCTTCTTGACTACAAAGAGGATGGAACACTGCGTACCATTGTGAGGTTGGAAGGTGTCTGCATGCAGGTCAATGCTGGCGATGATATGCGTCTTTTGCATGAGCCACACACGAATGAACTCCAAGCCTGGCGAAGAGAAGATGCTATCGGGCAAGACGATGGCAGCACGCCCACCAGGCTTCAAGAGCTGGATGATGCGCTCAATGAAAATTTGTTCGGGCGGCACACTCACACGGAGCTTCCTGGGGTTCATCTTCCACTTGCCGTGCTGGTCTTTCGTCCACGTGTGGGCCAGGTCAAACTGTTCAAGTATCTGCTGGTCGTTGATGGGAATTTTAGACCCGAAGGGCGGATTGGTGACGATGACGTCAAAGAGGTCGATGGTCTTGTGATTGACAATTGAGTCTTTGGCTCGTCCCATACGCGCTTCGAGCAGATGCTTCTTCTCTTCGCTCCACTCGTGGGGAGGAAGGAGGCTGTTGAGCTGAATGATGTTGCCACTACCGTCGTTGTTCATCACCATGTTCATCTTCGTAGCCTTCACCAGGTCGGGGTTGATGTCGAAGCCAAAGAAGTTCTCTCCAGCAATCTCTGTGATCTTATTGTTGAAGGCATCGCGTATCATCGGCGGCCAGTCTTCAATGTTCTCGCCATATTCCCCTTGCATTTGGGCTTTGAGCGTAGCGATAACGGCATTCATGGCCGTGACCACAAAGCCTCCAGTGCCACAACTGCTGTCGAGCACCTTCTCTCCCTCTCGTGGCGCAATCATGGCCACCGCCATCTGCATCACATTGCGAGGGGTGAAGAACTCTCCGCGGTCGCCACGGAGGTTGGAACCCACAATTTCCTCATAGGCCTTGCCCTTGAAGTCGATGCGCGTGTCGAGGAGCGAATATTTCTGAAGTTCGCCCACCAAATGAGTGAGCGTGCGTGGCTCTAGCTTGATGGTGTCATTGGCTTCAAAGATCTTACCCTGCTTCTTCTTCACTTCCTCAAAGATGGCCGCGATGCGTTTATACACCGTGGCTTGCCCATCTGAATTGTTGCGCTCAGAAGCTGTGGTGTAGAACTCTACGGGCTGGGTGACGTTGCGCTCATCGGTGATCTTGCAGAAGATGACCTTGAGAAACTCAAAGAAGGCTGCCTGCTTGGAGTGTCCCTCATTGACCGAAATGATGTCGTGACAAGTGCGGAAGGTGAAGAGCAGATTGTCGTCTGTAGCCTTAGACATGAGACCACGCTTAGGACGATCGTTGGCACTATTGCTACCATCGGCTGAGGGGATGTCATTGGCTTCTTCGAAGAGAATGTTCCCCTTGTCGTCTGTCACCTTCTGATAGACGGTCTTGTGCTTTCCGTTGGTCCACATGCCCCACACGCAGTTGCTGCACGAAGCCATATATGTCTTGAGTTGGGCCACACCCTCCTCTTTGTCGGTAGGCTTCACCGACTCCTTTTTGCACTCAATCACGAGGACAATGTTCTGCTGGTCTTGTTGCTCTTCGGCCGTGGCCTCTTCTGAGAAGATCACAATGTCTGCCCGCTTCTTGCCATCGCCCATCTTGATGGGATACTCCACAGCAATACGCGCCTTGGGATATTTATGCTCAACCACGAGACGCTTCTCTACTGTCTGGCGCACATACTCCTCGGGCGTATCCTTGCGGATAGTCCCATCGATGTAGTCTCTTATCTTCCCTTCGGGAACGATCTGATATTTTTGTTCTTCTGCCATTTTATTTGATGAGTTCTTTGGGAGACACACCGAGCAAGTCGGCCACCTTAAAAAGGGTGACCAGATTGGGCTGCTTGCGATTGCACACATAGGCATTGGTGATGCTGAAGCTCATACCTAGCTCCTTGGCAAGCCACGTTTGCGTGATACCTCGCTTCTTCAAATACTCCTTGATGAGATTGCTATGCTCTTTCTTCTGCCCCATTGAATGTATCTTGATTTTGGCTACAAATATATGAACTTATAGTGAGAGAAAAGAGATTTCGAACGACTTTAACACGCTCGATGGTATGATTTGCTTGAGACACCCACTAAACGTATCAAAGAACACGAGCAGAAGACTTAGATAGACTTCCCGATTTCCTACTCTGTCCTGGCGTTTCCCTGCGCTTCCCGAGCTATTCATACGCATTGATTTCGCCTTTACTTTTGCAGTATCAAAGCGACGCAGGAAGCATCCCTACAGCTCGCAAGACATCGCTAGGCATAACGCAATATCAACGCACAAGTAAACAACCATATCCTATGACACTACACGAACTTCTCGACAAACCTGTGTGGCAGATGACAGGCGAAGAACTCCTCTTCCTCGCTCAGCACGGACAGCGTCACACAGAGACCAACAGCACACAACAAACCTCCGCCAAAGAAGAAAGACACTTCGTTTACGGGCTCTCTGGGCTTGCCCGACTTTTTGGGTGTAGCCTCCCCACAGCCAATCGCATCAAGCAGAGTGGAAAGATCGATCGGGCTATCACGCAAGTCGGACGAAAGATCATCGTCGATGCAGACCTTGCCCTTGAGTTAGCTGGGCGCAAATCAGGAGGACGCAGATGAATGCTTTCACCCATTCCTGCGATCCATCACCCGATATGGAGGAGGTATGGAAACGCTCACTCATCCGAGTAACAGACGAATTCACCCTCCCTCCCGTAGTGCTCCGTGTGGAGGATGCAATCATTGGCACGCTCGGCAACTTCAGCGTCTCGACGGGGAAGGCAAAAGCCAAGAAGACCTTCAACGTCTGTGCCCTGGTGGCGGCAGCCCTCATCAATGGGCAGGTGCTAGAGTATCGAGCGAGCTTTCCTGAGACCAAGCGCAACATTCTCTACTTCGACACCGAACAAAGCCCCTATCATTGCCAGCTCGTCATGCAGCGCATCTTACACTTGGCTGGACTTCCTCTTGACCGTGAGCCCGAGCATTTACACTTCAGCCACTTGAGAGCCATCGCTGAGCCCGAGATCCGTAGGGCCATCATTCGCTACGCCATCTACCACACCCCTGATGTAGGGCTCGTCATCATTGATGGCATCCGTGACCTCATGCATGACATCAACAGCTCCACTGAAGCTACCAAGCTCGTCGGAGACCTAATGCAATGGACAGGCGAGCAGAACATCCATATCCAGACGGTCCTTCATCTCAACAAGGGAGACGACAATGTACGAGGGCACATTGGTACTGAGCTAAACAACAAAGCCGAAAGCGTGCTACTTATTGCCAGAGATAATGCTGACGCTGATAGAAGCATCGTATCCTCTGCGATCATTCGCTCGAAGGCTTTTCAGCCGTTCGCTTTCAGGCTATCAGAAGACGAAGGCATCTGCTTACCAAAGCTGGACAGCGACTATACCGTTCTGCACCCACAAGTAGTCGCTTACCAAGAACTCACCTATGAGGAGCACAGCAAAGCCTTACGAGAGGTATTCGGTCAGGATACAGAATTAGGATATGCCGATCTACTTGTCAGACTTAGCAGTGCCTACGCTGCTACGACTGGTCATCCATATCGACAGACAAAGCTCAAAGAGCTCCTTCGCTTCCTCCTCCGCAAAGGAATGATCATCAAAGAGGGGCGAGGACGCTATCGCTGCAACTCAGACCAGCACCACTAAGTCCCTGGATTGGTCGGTCGGACGCAGGCTATATATACCTGACCATCCGACCAACCATAAATAAAGAATGGTCGGACGGAAGGAGTGCCTATAGTAAACGTCCGACCGACCAAAGAAGAACCGCCAAAGAAAAAACAGCATGCAGCTACACGACATCAAGCAAGTCTCCATTGTGGACTACTTAGCACAAGCAGGCTTTGAAGCAAAGCTCATCAAGGGCGTGAACTATTGGTACTGCTCCCCGCTACGCTCAGAGCTCACGCCTTCGTTTAAAGTCAATGCAGAGCGCAACCAATGGTATGACTTCGCCACAGGAGACCACGGAGACATCATTGACCTCGTTTGCGCTCTCCAGCACTGCACCACAGCAGAAGCTATGAGACGGCTAGCTGCACTGAAGGGAGTACGGCTAGCACCGTCTTTTTCTTTTGGAGGAATAACTCCCGTAAGGTCACAAGCTCCCTCAATGGAACTCATCAGCGTACAAGCGGTGAAGCATCCCAAGCTCTTACTGTATCTCTCGGAGCGAGGGCTACAGCTCTCTGATGTCTCCCCCTTCTTATCTGAGGTCTATTATAGGGTCTCCGAGAAGTGTTTCTTTGCTCTGGGATTCCCAAATGACGCTGGTGGCTGGGAGCTACGCAATCCCTACTTTAAGGGCTGTTTTGCACCCAAGGCCATAAGTACAATCAAAGGGACTGGTAGTCACAAGCTACAGCTCTTCGAGGGCTTCATGGACTTTCTCTCTTGGCGGAAACTTCACCCCGAGGTGCAAGATGACAGCATCATTCTCAATTCGCTCACCCTACTTCCGAAACTCATACCCACACTTCATCCCTACCCTATAATTGAGAGCCTTCTTGATAATGATGAAGCAGGGGATCGAGCAACGAAACAACTCTTCGATGCTGGCCTACCCGTCAAGGATATGCGAGCGTGCTACGCTCCCTATAAAGATATCAACGAGTATCTTATTCTAGCCGAGCAAAAGAAGCAGATCCTCACTCCGCGCAAGAGAGGACTTCGTCGATAAAGCAATGCTCTCAGCTCCGCAATTAGAAGAGGTCAATGTCGAGATCTCGAGATCTCGAGATCTCGAGAAATTAATTAATCGAGATATCGATGTCTTGAGCTTAAGTTTGCTCGAGCGCTAAAGAAACAGAGTGATCGGTAGAGGCTATGAAGCATTCCTTCTTGATACTGGCAAGGTGTGTCTTTGTACCACAAATTGCCATTTGTACCACAAAGACCCTTGCCCCAAAAGGGGGATCAATCACTCCGAAGTCGTGATAATGAATCCAGATAAAAGATGAAACAGAACAAGCCTGATGGAAGATGTGCCACCTGCCCTCGATGGGACAGATGGCACATCAGAATACCCAACCCCAAAGATCAGCAGAAGATCCTCGAGCTATACCGAAGGTCGGGGGCAAAGACAAAATCAGACTTCCTCCGAGCTCGACTCCTCGACGAGAGCTTTAAGGTCATCATCGAGGATGAATCTGCAGAGGAGTACTATCGTAAACTCTCCAGCATCACAGCACGGATTCAGAAGATCGGCATTCTCTACAACCAAACAGTGAGGGCTATCAACAGCTACCACTCGGTCAAGGCTGCACAGGTAATGCTTCAACGGTTAGAGCAGTACTCCCGGCAAATAATCAACCTAGAGCAACTAGCTATTGAGCTAACCTGGGATTATCAGAAACGATAGACGCTAAGCGTCCGCATATGATGGAGCTTCGACATGGCCTAGGGAGCTACCAGTCTATCTCTGTCATTGCAGAGTGCCTTAACAAAGCTGGCTTCGATAGTCCCAGCGAGACCATCGAAGCCAGCTATAAGCGGGTTAAACAAGAGGTGCTAGGCCTTGTCTCCAGCGAGATCAAGCGAATTAAGAATAATACTAATCTCAAACATCTGATCAAGGAGTAGGGAGATACTTAAAACTCAGCGTGCTCAGAGTATCTAAACCGATCCAAGATTCTTAGTGTGTCGGCTTCGCGGATGTACCAAACCGTGATGAGGCTATCAGCTTTAATTCTCCAAGTAAACTCCAGAATCCACGTATTGTGCGCTAAGCGCTGCTCCATGGGAAATTGTTGCTCCACGGGATGCCGAAATTCATCATGCTTCTCTTGCAAGATAAAGCTATCCCGACAAAGAGGCTCATAGAGGCTATCCAGTTCCATGGGTGTGTAACTGGTCGGGAGCTTCTGAGGCGGTATGTGTTGCGATTGCTCCCTACTAGGACCTGTGCAAGCGAGGAGACTAGAAATAAAGCAAGAAACCTGAAGAATCTTCGTGAACACGCTCATAAACTACACTTCTATTACTTCACTGAATCAGAATAGCGACCAAGGGGAAGGAAAGATCAATGGCTAGAACTTTTGATGCTGGCTACTTATTCGAAGTGATTCAAGCTTTTTCTACGATCTCGTAGCGTAGCACAAGCTCAGCTAGAGCCATCTTAAGATCTTGATTCTGAGAGCAAAGTCCTTGCACCTCAGAGCTTGTCACCCCACGCAATATACCTCCCTCCAGACGAGCCTTGCCTGCCTCGATATACTCCTTACTCCATTTATAGTAGGTAGTGTCACTAATAGCATACTTGCGGCACAGCTCTGCCACACTAAGCTCCCCGTGAATGCCTTCCATAACGATAAGCACCTTTTGTTCTGAGCTGAAGACGCGTTTCCTGTTATGACGAATATCTTTGAGTAGTGCCACTGGACAGGTAGATTTAGCCCGCTTACCTATCTTTGTCTCTGTTGCCATAATTTCTGTTTTTTGTTCTCTAAAAGTACACGCAATTCACCAACTAATTCGGTGTCCTAGTGGTGCACTTTTGTTTGACAACATACAGAGAAGCACAAACCCTATCTAAGCATCAACGGATTGTCGCTCCCCAGCTGGTGCGAATATAAGAGGCAGCAGCTCATCCAGCATAGCCGAGCAAGGAAACTATGAATGAGTTAAGCTTAATGTTGCCTCTCTGAAGATTCTTATATCTCTTTTGGTATAAAGACAAGACTCCAGTTAGTTTGTCTAGTTTCTAATGCTCTAATAACACGATACAGGCTGATCCTAGAGAATAATGGTAGTAGATGTACACCATTTTCAATCTCTCGGTGCGTGACAATTCCAAAAACTACAGAGAAATTCTTTCTATCTATCACCATATTGTATGTCTCTTGGTTGTCTAATATCTCTTTGAGCTTGCAACGGCTACTCTCTTCACTCCGTAGTAGATCAATGGATACTATCCCCTGATTGAACAAGTGACTCAACATTGCAGATTTTGTCTCACGCTTAATATGAAACAACTGTAGCTCTTCGTTGTCAAGCCTTAGTAGATCACAGGGCTCTATTGGAGTTTGCCCTGCAGGAGCGATGGAGCTTCTATCAAGACAAATATACCTTTGATTATATTCAGATACAGCCAGATTGTACTCTCCTTCATTTTGATGCTGGTAAGATGGTAAGCCATAATCTTCTACTTGCCTTATGCCTTGTTCTAGTGCTTGCTCAATGCGTCGAATATATCCTTCATCAACGCAGTACCATGAACCATCGCAAAAATGGTAATGTTTCGAGTTGTGGATGCAGTCAAACACAAAGCATTCTTCAATAGGATATGCTTTGATAGGTTCCTGATCCTCATTTAAGATTTGTAGTTTGGCCCCCTTGAACTGTTCCATAGAGTCCACTCTAGGAAGCACCTCCTTTAGGCTAAGCATACTATGTTCGCTTAGCTCTGAACTACGATTCTTTTGATAAGTGTACCGGAAGGTATTCCACAGAGGATCTAGCATCTCTGGGATCGTAATGATTAGATTCTCATAATTCTCTCCATTATAAGAGTCAATTAGAGCCCTTTCTAAATCCTGTTTGACCGAAGGCTCTTTCACTGGAGCTATGTTGAATAAATCAGGAAATACTTGCCTATAGTTGTCACTGCTATAGAGGTCGTACAGCTGACGACATAACTGAGGTAGATTCTCCACCTCAACTAAAGATGTTATTCTTATACTATTGACACCTGTTGCACTCTTAAACCATTCTGAATACTCGGGCTTAACTTTCCCTGCTAAGGTTTTAATGATATTCTGATCTCGATTAAAGTCAAAAAAACTTAGTGTGTCTGCTGTGGGACTTTGCATGCGTTGTCGCTTTGCATTGTCTGGTTGCACGGTTTCTGTAGATTTAATCTTAGTTGGGTCAATAGCATTCAATGTTGTTCTAAGCCCAAAGTCATATTCATAAGAGCCTTCTTGTAGTTTATGATAAGTCATTCCAAAGGTCAGGACAAATATGCGTGTAGTATGTTCAATGCAACAAGGGATAAATACTAAAGCTCCCTCTTGTCGCTGATTTAGGTCTTGCTCAATCCCGAGGTAAGCTTTCCACCAAGGAGGAGTAGTCCTTGCCTCTGACAGATAAATGGTAATATTGGGTTCATCAAGAGTACTGTCATTACCATCCAGTCTAGAAAGACCGTGATTCTCTTTTAGAGCATTAGCTATTGTTACTCCTTCCTTGAGAAGGTAGATAGAAAAAGTTCTAGTTTTTGCCATTGTATATTATCTGTTAATTGGTTTGTTATCAATCAATCGACTGAGTTCTTCCTCGACCTCTTCGATGCTGGGGAGCGTAGAGCGAAGGTTGTCAGGGATAGCCTTCGTAAGCTGGTAGCCGCTGACGCCTATCGGCTGTTCGTAGCCCGAGAGGGCATATTGAGCCACAACCTTATCGCCACCATTACATAGCAGTAAGCCGATGGTCTTGTTATCGTGTTCGCCTCGGAGCGTTTCGTCTATCACATTGATGTAGAAATTCAGCTGCCCCATGTATTCGGGCTTGAAAGGCGTTGCCTTGAGTTCAATGACTACATAAGCGTGCAACTGAATGTTGTAAAGAACGAGGTCGGCATAGAAGTCTTGTTCGCCTACCTGAAAATGCTTTTGCTGAGCCACAAAAGCAAAGCCACTGCCCATCTCCAGCAGGTACTTTGTGATATGCGACACCAGCTGACGCTCGATGTCTCGCTCCGCCATCTGCTCTGTCTGCCCTATAATGTCGAAGATGTAGGGGTCTTTCATCAGATAGTTGGCTAGGTCACTCTGTGGCTCAGGCAGACGCACCGCAAAGTTGTTCACTTTCTTCGCTTCAATCTGACGAGCGAAGAGATTGGTGTCCAGCTGTGTTTTCAGCATATTGCTGCTCCAGCCATTCGCCACGGCTTGCGTGATATACCAATAGCGTTCGCCAAGAGGAAGCTTACTATTGAGAAGTATTATATGGCTCGCCCAATTCGTGCGAACGACTGCAGAACGCTTGAAGAGGCTCTCTATTTGCTGAATGTCTGTGCGATAGACAGAAGAAAGTGTCTGTGCCACCTCTCCTAATTGTGCAACAGATTGTTGTGCAATTTCAACAGGCTGATTTTCTGTGTTTTGAATTAATGCAAGAGGCTCTTGCACTAATTGATCAAGATGAGCTGTCAGGGATTTCACTGCATCTACGGATGGACTGCTTAACACACTATCTGCCTCGCACATTTGCTGCAAAATATTCAGTGGATAGGCACTGGCAAAGCGACACATATAGAAGATATTTCTGCGAGAATACCCCTTCTTTTCGGGATATTGTGAGCGAATAGCCTCCGAGAGCTTGTCAATGACTTTAGCTCCCCAACCCTCTTTCTCTTGGAGGTAAAGAATAAAATGCCCCACCTTCCAATAGTGAAAGAGCATATCGGCATTGGCAGATGCCACGATGCGCACCTGCGTTTGCTCTATGTCTGAACCGATGGCATGTACGATAGGGGCGAAGTCCATGGCTTGTATTTCTTGTTTCATCGGGCTATAGCTGATTGAATTTACTCATGGCATTGGCCTTGATGTCGTCCGCAATATCGATGTAGGGCTTCATCGCCTTGTAGTCACTGTGCCCCGTCCACTTCATCACGACTTGAGGAGGGATACCTAGGGCAAGGGCATTACAGATAAAGGTGCGCCGGCCAGCGTGCGTACCGAGCAGGGCATACTTAGGTGTCACTTCATCGATGCGCTCATTCCCCTTGTAGTAGGTCTGTCGGATTGGTTCGTTGATATCAGCAAGTTCGGCAAGCTCCTTGAGGTACTCATTCATCTTCTGGTTGGTGATCACGGGCAGTGCCTTGTCGTGCTCAAATACCACATCCTGGTACTTCTCTAAGATAGCTTTGCTGTGCTTGTTGAGCTCGATGACCAAGCTGTCAGATGTCTTGATCGTAGTGACTTCGATATGACCTTCCTTGATATCGCTTCTTCTTAGGTTGTAGACATCCGAGTATCGCAGCCCAGTGAAGCACTGAAAGAGGAAGACATCACGCACACGATCAAGCGACTGCTTTGCTGGAGGGATCTCGAACTCTCGAAGCTTCGTCAGCTCCTCCCAAGTCAAGAAGATAATCTTCTTCTGCGTATCCTTGAGCTTAGGTCTGAAGGTATCATAAGCATTGTTCCCATGCATTCCCTGGCCGAAGCTCCAACGTAGAAACCACTTCAAGAAGCTGAGTTGCTTCCCGATCGTGCTATTGCGCATCTCGCGTACGTCTCGGAGGTAGCGCACATACTCCGTCAGACCAGCCTCGTTGAAGAAGGAGAAGCTAAGGTCTGCTCGGAAGACTCTAAGGTGATTCTTCACCGCAGCAAACTTCTCATAGGTGGCATGCGTCCAGTCGTTCTGTCGACCACAGACACGTATGAACTCATCAAAGGCTTTGTAGAACTCTGCCGAAGCATCAAGCTTATCGGAAGTCTGTTCCACTTGTACGTCGTCAAACCTATGGCGGGCATTGAAGGCGCTCTTAACATCCGCAGGGCTTGGCATAATCTCAGCCACTTCAAAGCGCTTGAATACCTCTTGCAGCTCGGTGTAGTATCCCAAGAGCGCAGCGTTGATCTCTGAGGCTGATTGCTTAAGCTTGTTCGTGCATCCATTCTTTACTCGTTGCTTGTCTGCATCCCATTTTGCCACATCAATACGATAGCCCGTAGTGAACTCTATTCGCTGGGAAGCAAAATTCACACGCATGCGGATAGGGACATTCTCCACGATTAAGACACCGTCCTTCTTCCGGCTCTCCAGAGCAAAGATGATATTGCGCTTGATATTCATAACGCTTGGGTATATAGTTTACACACCCAAAGATACACCCAAATAAGGATATAGCAAGGAAGATCCTATGATACCCCACTTTAAGGCACACACCCATATACAATCTGATAAACAGCACTTTGACACCAAACAAGCATCTATGATAGCTCAAGAGATAGAGCCTCTCTCTCCGCAAAGAGGCTTCAAAGTGACTGCAAAATGGTCGTCACAGAAGCCTTCAAAACAAGAGAAAATCGTTGTAGGACATAGTCTTACAACGATTTTTCTTTGTATGCGGTCCATAGACATGGCGGCTTACCCCTAGGGGCTAATCGTCATCAATCGGTCAAATTCTGCCACAGAAACTGCTACATAAAATTAGACGTAGCAATTAGTGTAGCAGTGACGGCTAAATGAAGGGCTAATTGAAGGCAGCAACATACTCTCATTCAATGTGTAAGTAC